AAAACAAGCGGAATACAGGATTGGTCAATCGAGTTCGATTCTCTCATCCCCTGCTAGTTTTATTAAATGGTGATATGCCGAAAAGCCGCATAAATACTGAATGAAAGGAGCTTTTTGGATATCATCATTTTTCTTATAAAATCAAAAGGTAATCACAGAAGTAATCAAAGAATGTTTGTAAACGCCGTAAGGGCGTTATTTTTTTACTTTAAAATGGCGGATAACTGTCTAATTTATGGCGGTTAATCCGTCTTTTTTTATGCAAAAATATAGTTGAAAGAGAGGTAGTGTGAATGTTTTCGGATGAAATTAGAGAAAAAATCTTAAGCAAAGAAGAATTACAGAAACTTGACTTAGTGACATTATCTCTCGTTATCCACGCAATTGAAGAAGTCTTGGAGGAGGTAAAAGATGATAAACAATCCTTATCAGACAACACCTATGATGAATAATAATTATATGCCTATGCAGAATCCATATGCGGATAGAATGAACTTTTTGCAAAATTATCAGCAGAGCTTACAACAACAGCCTATGCAGATGAATCAACAACCTATGCCACAGCAGATAGCAGGCATTAACGGAAGAATAGTACAGGCAGTTGAAAATATCAACGCTAACGAGGTCCCTATGGATGGCTCAATGGCATTTTTCCCGAAGCAGGATATGTCGGAGATATATGTTAAGGGTTGGAATGCCGACGGAACAATTAAGACAATTGTGTATAAGCCTTATACAGCCCCTAAAGATAATCAGACAGTAAATCCTATGGCTAATACAGAAAACGCTAAATTTACCCTATCAGACGAAAGCACAGAGCTGTTTATGAATAAGTTTGAAGAGTTATCAGAGAAGATAGGGCAGTTAGAAGATAGATTTGATAAATCTTTAGGAACGCAAAGAAAAACTTCACGAACACAGAGCAAGGGCGGTGATGAAGAATGAATCCAATTAACATTTTTCAAATGATGAGAGGTGGTCCTCAACAATTTTTGCAGCAGATAGCGAACAATAATCAGCTTATGAGCAACCCAATGATGAAAAATACGATACAAATGGCGCAGCAAGGCAATATGCAAGGCATTGAACAAATGGCTAGAAATTTATGTAAGGAAAAAGGATTAAATGCAGATGATGTATTTAATCAGATAAAAAGCAGATTTAATAATTAATAGCATATTAGATGTCTTTGCAAATTACCTGGGTGACATCTTTATGAATAAATTAATGGAGGTAACTAATATGTTTAATTCAAATTGTGCCAGTGTGCCACTTGTTGCAAATATTGATGGCAACAGTAATAACAATGGCTGGGGAGATGGCGGATGGCTTTGGTTCATTGTTGTAATCTTTGCAATATTTGGTGGCTGGGGCGGTGGCTTTGGCGGATTTGGCGGTAATGGTGGAGCATTACAGGGATATGCGACACAGGCTGACATTCAGAGAGGCTTCGATAATTCAGCGGTTATCAGCAAGTTAGATGGCATTTCCAACGGACTTTGCGACGGCTTTTATGCTATGAACAACAGTATGCTCACAGGCTTTAATGGCATAAATACAAACATTATGCAGACAGGCTACGGCATCCAGCAGGCTATTAACGCTGATACAGTCGCTAATATGCAGAATACAAATGCTTTACAGTCACAGCTTGCTAACTGTTGCTGTGAGACAAGAGAAGCCATTCAGGGCGTAAACTACAATATGGCAACTAACACCTGTGCTTTGCAGAACACAATGAACAATAATACAAGAGATATTATTGACAGTCAGCAGGCAGGAACGAGAGCCATCCTTGATTTCCTGACTAATGACAAGATAGCTACATTACAGGCAGAGAACAATGATTTACGCAGAGCTGCTTCACAGGATAGACAGAATGCACTTCTGACTACAACAATGGCAGCGCAGACAAATCAGATAATCGACGCTGTAAGACCTACACCAGTACCATCATTCCCGGCAAGCAACCTTTACGGATATGCTTACGGATGTGGATGCAATACAGGTTGTGGTTGCTAAACAACTGAATAATCAAGTATCTTAATCAAATTTGCTCGGTTTAATTCTTAGTTTAACTCGGTTTAATTCAATTTAACTTGATTTAACTCAATTTAATCGAGTTAAGTATTGAGTTCCACTCGAAAGAACACTCGAAAGATTATGTCTGCTAAGCAGTATTACTTAAATTTAAAGGGCAGACTTGTATAGTTTGCCCTTATTTTTTAGAAAGAGAGGTAAAGAAAATGGAAATTACAGGAATTTCATTACAAACAGTTGCCGCTGGCGAAGATGTGGCATTCACAGAAACACCAGTTTGCGGTAGTAAGTGTATCGTACACAGACAGGGTAGCGGAATTATCAAGTTGAGAGGTATTACAAATCAATGCAAGGCACGATTTTTAGTATCGTATAGTGGCAATATTCAGATACCTACAGGCGGCACAGTAGAAGCCATTTCGCTTGCTATCACAGTGGATGGAGAACCTTTACAATCTACAAAAATGATAGTTACTCCGGCAGCAGTCGAAAACTTATTTAATGTATCGGCACAAGCATATGTTGATGTACCTTGCGGATGTTGCAGTACAGTAGCGGTGCAGAATACATCTACACAGGCTATTGAGGTACAGAACAGCAACTTAATTGCTGTCCGTGAAGCGTAAGGGGGTGTAAGTATGCACATTGAAAGAATCCATAAAATGATTGAATGTCTTACAGAGAAAGCCCTATGCGAACTTGATAAGGGTATTGAGAATGTCAATACAGAGGAAATGGGTGAAGCAGTCGATATGATTAAGGACTTATGCGAAGCAGAATACAAGGCAGTTATCGTTAAGTCTATGAAGAAAGCTGATGAAGAGGAAGAAGAGTACAATAAGGAGCTGCTTAGAGCCTTAAAAGACGAATATGGCGAAGAGGGTGGCAGAAGATACTATGATGAATATCGCTATATGCGCACTGGCAGATATGCCCCCAAAGGCAAAGGTACTTATGTAGGCAGAAGAGGATACGAAGAACCACCTTATTACCATATGTACCCAGAGCGTGATATGGATAGGGAATACGGAAGAATGTACTATACAGAGCCTACAGCCACACATACATCTGAAAGTGGCTATGACAGAGCAAAGAGAATGTACACAGAAACTAAGGAAATGCACAAAGCTAATACGCCAGAGGATAAGGAGCATAAGATGAAGTCACTTGACAGCTACACTAAGGAACTTGCAAGCGACATTACAGGTATGGTTGCCGATATGTCAGCAGAAGAGAAAAACTTACTTAGAACAAAGCTAAGCACTCTTGTATCTAAGATATAATTCTAAAGGCTATGAGTAGCAATATTCATAGCCTGTTTTATTCAGAAAGGAGGCATACAGATGATTTTTAACATTAATGGTACAATTTGGCACATACAATATAAAAATTCAAATTCAAGCGAATTAAAGCGGTCAGACAATACAATCAGCTTAGGCGTAACTGACAGAAACACTCATACAATATATCTGTCAGACAAATTGCAGGGATTTATGCTACGCAAAGTTCTGATACATGAAATATGTCATGCTGTCTGTATGTCTTATGATATTTATTTGCCGATTGAAACAGAAGAAATTTTATGCGACTTTGTAGCAACTTATGGAGATGAAATATTTGATATTGTTGATATGGTTTTAGGGGCAGTTAGGAGAGTGGGATAATGAGTATTGATGAGTTGTTAAAAATAATTCAAAAGACTAATCCGACTATGACTAAGGAGCTATTGATATATGAGCTTAGTCAATGCCGGTATTCAAGTAAGGCGTTAGTACATACGGAAGAATGCTGTCAGAAAAAATAAACTGAATTTTTTTGAACGCCCCTAGGTATGACATTTTATATTCATAATTTCGATTTTGATAATTTTCAAAATCCGGTTCAGATTTTGTTCAAATCCTACTTAAAAAATTGAAAAAATTTCTCAAAAATTTTAAATGCGCCGTTTCAAATACCCCCGTCATATGCAATTTTGGAACCCAAAAATCGGTTACACAGAATTTCAATTTTTGTTCCTGATTTCGTTCAGATTTGCCCTGAAAAATTGATGAAAAACTTTAACAGATTAAAGCGTTTTATACGAACTTGACCGGCTGTGGTTCGTGCTTGTTTTGACTTTGTGACTTTGTGATTTGCCCTGTACGGCGGCTTTATTGTGTCAGTGTAGACTTATTAAGCTTGCAAAGCAAATAGTCTTAAAACACCTTTGGCAGCGTTGCATAAAATGGGCATAATATGCCCTTGCAAGCTGTGGAAGCTGTCGCCAGATCTGGAAGATATACCAGAACGCACGCCGCCCCAATTGGGTACACTTGTACACCTAAAAGGCGCAAAAGCCTTATACATAAGCATAACATTATTGTATTAATTTTTCAAGGTACGCAAAAAAAGCATATTAATATATGCTAATGCATCCGTAGGAATTAAACCCATACAAGCCACCAGATAACGCTAAAAGGGCGCAGGATGTACGCCCTTATTCAATATATTTTTTGTAATGTTCTGGAAAGTTGAAAATCCTTTCTCTTCCTATGTTCTTTGGTTTAGATGAAAATCTTTCTAATCTTGTTGAGCTGCTATTGACATCTAAATCTAAATCATTGTAACACTGTTCGCATTCTAAACGCACTATCCAATTAAATGAGCCGCTATCATATTGATATAACATAGCTTTAGCCTTTGGATAGGCTTTTAGATAATTTTCGATAGATTGAAATTGTAAAGCAGTTTCTTCAAGTTTTGAATATCCGTCAATTTTTAGCCAGTGTACATATTTCACAGTACCACCTCCATATTTTCAAAATTTCCCAGTTATCCGGGTAAAAGCAAGCCGGGGAATCGAACCCCGGAAGTGCCAACCTTGCCTAAAATATCTCTATAGCATTGTTATCATCTGTAAAAATATAAGTTCCTTCGATGCCTAAATCCCTGCCGAATGATTCATAATCAAAATATCTTGCTACATTGTCAGGCACATTATTCAAATATCCACATTCCTCTACAACTTGATATGCTATGTCGGTCATATCGTCACAATCACTATATATTCTATAATCGCCACTGCTTACCTTGTCTATAGCTTCATTCAGTGTATAACCTAACTCCGACATTAAAACTTTCACAACCTCGCTTTCTTCTTTGCCCAGCTCTTCAATCCGTTCTGCTATCTCATTTAATGTATCTAGGCTTTCATACTCTCCGACTTCGTAAAAGTCGCACTCATAATCAGTTATAAAATACTCTTCGTATTCTTCATTGATCCCGATACGCTCAAATACTTTCTGAAGTTCTTCCTGTGATACTGGCAGCTCTACCCATTCGCCTATCAACTCGCCTTCGTTATACTTGCCTAAGTTTGTTAAATAAATATTCATCATGTTCTTGTACCATTTCGCCGATTGTGATATAATCGGCTTACCTTTCTTTTTGATTGGTGGCGGTTGTTTGACTTTGGAAGAGTGGCAACCGCCTTTTTTATTTGCAAGATTATAATATCACTTTAAAAAGAAATATGCAAGCATTTTTATAACTTTTTTAAGAAATATTTTTATTGACTTTTAGAACCTGCTATATTATTATAAGAAATAAATAAAACAATATAGAAAGGAGCTATTGCAATGCTTAAATATCGCTTTAATGTCGGGGATGCTTTAGAACGTGCCGGATTTAACACATACAAAGCTAAAACAAGCGGATTATTAAGTCAAGACACGCTAAGAAAGATAAAAAACGAGGACACAAATATAAACGCTAAAAGCATAAATAATCTTTGTTTGATTTTAGATATGCAGCCGAAAGACATATTTGTATATGAAGAAACAGAGGAAGAAAGAGAACTAAAAAAGAAATTATAAAATATTTTAAAATATCACTTGCAAAAGTGACAAAGAAATGCTATTATAATTATACAAATTAAAAGAAAGGACAGCCGAAAGGCTGAAAGGTGGAAAACATGGAAAGAGTCGACTTTAAAAAAATAATTAAATTAAGGTGTGGCTTAACGGATAAAAAAGCTAGCAATAGTATTAAAACGTCTTATGATGGTTATTTAAAAGAATATATTACAAAGCTTGTTGAATCACAAATGGAGATTGACAGCCTTGGTATTATGTTAAATGGGAATTTATGCTTGGCATATGGCGGCGGTTGGAATGTCGAAGAACAGCGCATTGACGACTATACACTTATAGTTGGCGATTATTACAACGAAACCTGTTCAACCGAAGAAATGAACCAGCGGATAGCTGTTTTAGCGGCTGAAATAGTAGACGATTAAAGAAAGGTTAAAGGTGAAACAAATGAGAATAAAAGAAGAAAAAAATAGTTATGTAGTAGAGCCAGATGAGGCAAAACATGAAGGAGTTGTAAAAATTTACAGAGACGACGCAACAATAAAACTTGATTATGAAAAAAATCAGGATTTTATTAACATAGTCAAAAATGCAGGATATAAATGGGATGGCACTAACTGGGGCATGAAAATTTTAAATTCTATAATTCAGGGACAATATAAGGATAGAAGAATTGAAATTGGCAATATATTACTCAATAACGGCTTTGCTGTTGAATTTGAAAAACTAGAAGAAGCGGAAAAGGCTATTAATGGGGATTTCATAAAAGCTCCTGATAGGTGGGTAGTTCCAGCAGGGGCAATTGACAGGAATTATTATTTTGAATCTGAGGATTACATTGCGTTCGGTTGGAATTTTGAAGATGATAAAATGCTTGAAGAAGCATTGACAATTAAGCACTCTAAAAAGATTAATAAATCTTGTGTTGTTGTGAAAATCTCAATGCTTAATTTCAACGAAATATTAGATTTTGCTAGAAATAACGGTTTTAAGTTGTCTGAAGACTATTACAAAATCAAGAAAGCAAAGGAACGCGCTCTGCGATATGAAAAGCACTTAAAGCAATGACGCAGAATGTATATTAAAGAGGGCTTCGGCTCTCTTTTTTATTTGACTTATATATATATCTATGCTATGTTATTCTAATAATTAAATAACAGTTATACACCCGATAATTAAATAATAGTTATCGGGTTATTTTTATGTTATTAGTATATATTATAATAAGCTGGATAAGCTCCAGTAGAAAGGGGAACGAATGGAGAAAGTGCAGGAAACAGTAGACACGCCCGAAGTATTTCAAAATGACATAGAACTGTATCTATCGCAGTTCTGCGAAGACCACAACATTGAAGATATGACCAAAGAACCGCAGAGCAGATGGAACGCCGCTCTAATGTATATAAATAAATATGTTTTTAGTGATAAAAGTATATTAAAATTAAATAAGAATATTAATAAAAATAATACTAATTGCATAATGAATAGTAATTTTTATATGTATGATTTAGATAAATTAGAGTATATATTATATATATATTATTATTTATGTTCTGTATATGATAAAGAGTGTAGTATAATGGGATATAGTTTATTAACTGGTATTAATTACGATACATTAATGGACTGGGGAGCAGATGAAAGAAAACTAAGTACAAAAGGCTTCGACATCGTGCAAAAACTGCGCATTTTTCGTGAAGAGAGTTTGTCAAACAAGCTCGCAACCGGCAATAAAAACCCTGTTGGCATCCTTGCAATACTTAACAGACATTATGCGTGGAATCTTCCAGGCGTGAGCAGAGAAAGCACCACAAAGGTTATTAAAACAGCCGCAGACCTTCCGCAGCTTGGCACATCCAGAAACGCTCAAGGCTCTAATGTTCGTCAAATTGCACAACAAGAAAACATTGTGCAAGATGTACAAGAAATCCCACAAAGCCAGTAAACAAGCGGATTACAGCCATTTGGCTTACAATAACATCACTTCGCTAAAGTTGAGTTTAGCGAAGTGATAAAACAGAACATTTGAGCGACAAAAACACGACAAAGCCAGCAAACAAGCGGATTGACAGCAATTATATAATAATTATCTGCTCCGCAGCTGGTCTGCATTAGCTGTTTTCGTTGTGCAAAATGTATAATGCATGGCGTGGGGGTTATTAGTTTTCAGATTTTCGCCCCAACTAAGTCGCTCAAATATTCTCAAAAATAAAAAGGCTTATTATATATATTTATATATACATAACCAACCAATAATAATTTATTAAACTATATACAATAACCATTATATTTATTAATATATAGCTTTGATAATAACTCACATAATATAATCAATAAATCTACTGTACAAATCTGATAGATAGGTGTATAATAAATACATCTTAATTATTCATAAGATATTCAATGAATACACACATCAAAACGGCTAATTCAGCCGAGTAAATTCCAAAAAATTTTAAAAAATAAAAAAGAGTTAGGAGTTAGAAATGCAGTGCGATAAGTATCTAGGTTTGGCTATGGCTATGTGCACTAACGATAAAAAGTCTACAGATAGGCTTGGGAAAAAGACTGATGATTTAAAGATAGGTAATCGTGGTGAAGATGCGCCAAGAATTGAACCAGACGGTGTTATCAATACTGCGTTAGATGGCGACAAACCAGACAATTTTACTCCATTAGGCATTGTTGCACCAAGTGTTGAAGGGAATGTCGTATATGACGCTGTAAATCATCCACAGCACTATTGCACAGGCAAGTATGAGTGCATAGATGTAATGATTGAAATATTTGGCATAGAAGCTGTAAAAACTTTTTGCCTGCTTAATGCTTTTAAGTACAATTATCGTTCCGGAAGAAAGAATGGCAGACAGGATATTGAGAAAGCTGTCTGGTACTCGAATAAATATTTGGAATTAAGCAAATAGTTGTGTCAGTCAATGAAAGTATAATGGTTGCAAAGGATAGTACACTGCGACTTGTGGCAAACGCATACTGGGAATAGCCACTATTGCCCTTTAGTATAATGGTTAATACATAGGATTTTGATTCCTGTAATATGGGTTCGATTCCCATAAGGGTAGTTTATTTTTCTTTTTATTTGTTTGGCTGTTCATTATTGTGTTTTTGCATTTTACACAGAACAGTCCTCCTTTCATGTACCTCTTTGGATTTTGTTCAGTTAAAAGCGGTGCAAGACCGCTTGAGAGGGTTCGGCGTGTATATACATAGCCATGTGAAAACCAACTTATCAAGAAGCACTCCTAATCAAAACACCCCTAATATTTTATTGTTTCTGTTCTTGTTTCTTGATAGCCGTTACAGGCGGTATTTGCAGATATGGTGTAATGGTATCACAAGAGATTGCTAATCTCTCTAACGAACAAAATCGTTATGCAGGTCCGATTCCTGCTATCTGCGCTAAAATCCTTTTTCAAGTCTGCGTGCGTAAGCTGGTAGCAGACTAATACTAGTTAGAATAGGGTTTTGGTTCTGACAACATAGTGTGAGATAGGTTCAATTCCTATTACAGTCGGTGTACCCTTGGAGATGTGGTTCTTCGAGGTGTGAGGTTCGATTCCTTAACTGGGTGGTGAGTATGGTGCAAGTCCATATGTCAGATTAACAGCAAACTAGGTTAGCTACCGAAAAGCAGACCACGACTGCCTGTTTGTTGTTATATCTAAAATCGTGGAAATTATCATTCGTGGAGGTAAATAAAATGGCGAAGTTGATTAAGCATCGTTCAATCGGAAAAATAAGAATGGAACTTGCGGATTATGTGCTGAATTGCACAGATGATGAATTGTACGAGCTTTGCGGTGCTGTTTCAGAGCTTGAAGGTGTAACATCTTGGTCTTGTGATGAATGCCAAAAACGATTTAAACCAGATTGTAGCTTTGATAGCGATGATTCAAGATGCAAGAAGCATTTCTTTGAGATGAATAAGCCGGAATAATATTGGTAAAATCAGTTGCCTAGTGATTGCAACACGAAAAGAGTAACCTACGAACTCCTGGTAACTGTTTTTATATAAATCGTAGGGTTATCTATCGTAGGAGGTAAAATATGGCAGACATAAAAATTAAAAAAGCAGTAATTAGAGAAGATTTATTATCAATAACAAACGATTATAGAAAAGCAATCATTCTCAATCAGTTTATCTATTGGTCTGAAAGAGTTTCGGATGCCGATAAGTTTATCAAAAAAGAAAATGAGATTGCGAAGAACAATGGAGAAGAAGAAAGAGAGCTTTTCTATGGTTGGATATATAAAACCGCCGAGGAATTAGCTGATGAGGTTATGTTAGGTTTATCTGCAAGCCAGATAAGAAGATATATCAGCGATTTGGTGAATATGGGTTATATCTCAAAACGAAATAACCCTAAATATAAGTGGGATAGAACATTACAATATAGGGTAAATCTTGTAAATATTGCAAAAGACCTTAAAAAGAATGGCTATCCATTAAGCGATTATAAAATTGAAATTCCAGAAAATGAGAAAACCATTACGCACGAGTGCGTAATCAATAATGAGCCAATGAAAAATCAAACACAAGCTAGTGACGAAGCAATACCAAAGAGTACTAACATAGATTACTTAAACATAGATTACAAATCAAATAGTACAGAATGTAATTCTCTTAACAGAGAGCAATGTAATTCTTTTTTACCTAAAGATAAAAAAGTGAAAGAGTTTAAGCCGATAAGCGAATACTCTCAAAGTGATTGGGAAGTTGCCGAAGAAAGAATGATAAGTAGGGCTGGCAAGATAGCTTATGATTGGACTAATGATAAAACACTCAAAGAAAATGTAGAAGCATTCTTTAAATACTTTTTAGATAAACACGGAGAATGTACTGGAGAATATCACTACCCATTAACAGATAAGGTTTTATCAAGAGTAGTAGATAATTTAACAAAAGAAACCGACATAGAGCGTGACGGATATACAGATACCTATTATGCAGCTATAAGTGATATGGATGATAATACAGACTACAAGATGCTAGTTGATGAATATTTCAACACAAAGTTTTCAGCACAATGTGATTACAGCTTAGTTCACTTTTCTTCTGAAAAGGTTTTAATTAACATTATGAACCACGCTTGTAAGAGCAGCTGGTGCGAAAGCAAGGAATGGTAAGGAGTGATTATTATGGCAGCAGGTGTACATCCACTAAACAAAGATAAGTTTTATGAAGCAATTAACTTATACATATCGGGGCAAGCTTCACAGGTAAAGGCAGCAAAAGTAGCAGGTTGTAGCGTACCGACATTTAAGAAATACGCTAATAAGATTTATGGCGGCGAGGAATTACCGGATAATTTATGGGGGAAGAATAATGATTAAGGGAATTGTTAATCGTTGGATAAGACACAAGACAAAGAACTTAACAAGAATACCATTGTTTATAATGACATTTAACTATCGTAAATATAAAGCAGACGGAAAGAAAGACAGTTGCATGTTTTACACGCACCCAGACATTGCCAATGATGAATTTGTAAAGGGCAAATTACAGGAAGTTGTTGACTATATCAGAGATAACTATGATTTGGATATTTTTACGAGGGTTTGAAAATGTGTGAATTTTGTAAAGAATGGCAAAACAAAGACACAATATGTGGTTCTGAAATGCCTATTTATCCGTGTGGCAATCGAAATAGCAAACTGACAGAAGCACAACTTCTCAAAAATACTGCTGATGATGACGTTGGAATCGTGATTTATGAACGTGGAGTAGCATCCGGATATTTCAATATCCGATATTGCCCTATCTGCGGCAGAAAGTTGGTGGAAGAATGAAGCATCAAAAAGAATGGCGCACTTGCGACAGGTGCGGTGTGGAAATAGAAAAGCCTAAAATATGGTATGACCGAATATTCCCTTATCGAAGAACCGTAAATTTAAAAAGAGCTACATCTTTCAAGGAAATATTTACGGAAATTAAACAAGGGAAAATAGAGCCGGTCGTAAGTGGAAATGGCATAGAAAATATTGTATTAGAAGAATACTATTGTACAAAGACAAAGCAAATTGACTTATGCCCTAAGTGCAGGAAAGATTTTGAGAGGTTTATGAGAAATGAGGTGTATTAAGAACTATGAAAATATCAGAAATGAATAACTGCATCGAAGAAATGCGTAAATGTTACAAGTTTGATGATGATAAAACGGAAATACGGATTGGAGATATGATAAGTGGAAGTAACAGATATGTAACTGTCGGTACAAGGGATGAAAACGGAACACAGATTGAAATGACAAGGTATGCAGATAAACTAGACAAGGAGTGAGATTATGTTAATAGTTGCATTGCAAGATGATGTAGATAACTTATACGCCATATGGAATACAGTTACAGATAGATTTTTAGGTGTTAATCTTGGAAAATATGAAGCTGTCGGAATTATTATGGATTACAAGAAAGATTACACCTTTGAAAAGGCATTAGACAGAGTAGAACACCCACAGTCGTTTAAAGATATTGCTAAGCACTTATGCGAAGAGCTTAATCGTGATGATGACAAAGTTGAAAATGCAATCAAACACTTAAAAGAAATATCGTGGGAAATAGGAACTACTGGTGTTGAGTATCTTTCAGAAAAGGACGGACAAAAAATGAGAGAGTACATAAATGTACTTGAAAGCAGAATTGATGAATTAGAACGATGATGGCTGATTATCAGCAGAAAGGAATATATTATGAAAAAATTATTTGTAAGCGTGCCAATGAAAGGCAGAACAGAGGAAGAAATCAAAGAAAGTATTCAGAAAATGAAAAAGATTGCTGAAATATACGAGGGTGAGGAGTTAGAGCTTATCGACAGCTACATTGAGGATAACCCACCTAAGGACAGCAAAGAAGCTGTATGGTATTTAGGTGAAAGTCTTAAGAAACTGGCACAGGCTGATGTATTTATGGGGATATGCGAGAGCTATGATTGGAACGGCTGTTGCATTGAAAGAGAAACAACAGAAAAATATGGCATTAAAGCATATATGATTCCGGCAAGATATGTAATTGATGATTATAATGCACTTGTGCAGAAATTACATCCGATTTGCAATGACGCAATGCCAACAATCTAACAATATATTTACCGGCTAACAAACGGAGTTAGTCGCTACCCTAAAACAATTATAGGCAGAGGTCTATAAGGCACTTCTGCTAAAATCGGAGGTGCTTTTCGTATGGCTAGTCAAAGCCTTATTTCTACAATCAATGGATATGAAAATTACATAGAGAAAAACGGAATAGATGAACAGGTAATTAATGCCTATGTAGACGCTTGCAGTGTAGCCATAAACGGCGAGAAAGATATTGAGTATGGACTACAACTTACAGAAAGGGCAAAAGAGCTTATAGAGCGTTTCTGCAAGGACAAGACAGGTGGAACGATATGGGATTTAGAGAAGTATGCGTTTGCAAATAAAACGGAATATGAGCTGATTAATTGGTTTTATGATATTTTACTGATTGAAGCACAAAACAAGGTTGTTGACAGTTTTTTTAGATACATAGAAAAGAAACGTGAACCTAAAGAAAGATTCTATATGCCGAGAAGAAAACAGTTTATCAAAATAGGCTTAATAGAAGCATTACAAGGCATGATTGATGATAAATATGATATTTTATGTATTTCTCTCCCACCCGGAACAGGAAAAACCACAATCGAAAAGTTTTTCCATTCTGCGGTTATAGGTTGGTACTCAAACGGATATAACCTTTTTTATTCACACAGCGGAGACATTACACGAATGTACTATGATGGCGTATATGATATTGTCACAAACGCTGACGAGTATACATGGGGAGAAGTGTTCCCTGGACTTGAAGTAACAAGCACAAATGCAAAGCTTGAACAGTTTAACGTAGGAAAATATAAGCCGTTTCAATCTGTACAATGTACATCTGTCGGCAGTAAAAATGCCGGTAAAGTCAGAGCCAATAAATTTCTGCTAGTTGATGATATGATAGGCGGCATTGAAGAAGCACTTAACTCAACTTATCTTGATAAATTGTGGGATAAATATGCAGTAGATGCACGACAAAGAAAGATACCAGACGAGGATGGAAACCCATGTAAAGAAATACATATTGCTACAAGGTGGAGCGTTAGAGACGTAATAGGACGTATTATACAAGCTTATGAGGGAAACAAACGAGTTAAAGTAATATCCGTGCCTGATGTAGACCCAGTAACAGGAGAAAGTAATTTTGACTTTGAATTTGGTGGCTATACAGTAAAGGATTTTGAAGATATTCAGCTACTTATGGATGAAATCTCATATCGCTGCCTGTATAAACAAGACCCTATAGAACGTGAGGGCTTATTATTCCCGGACGATAAAATCCGCAGATATCTCAATTTACCACACGGAGAGCCAGAAATTATCACAGCTCAATGTGATACAAAAGGAAAAGGTACAGATTATTTTGTACTGCCTGTATTGCAGAAGTACGGAGAAGATTACTACTGTGTTGATTGCGTATGTGATAACACAGCAGATTATGAAGAACAATACAGAAATGCCGCAGGTGTACTTGTAAATAACAAAGTGCAAGAGTGTGAATTTGAGCGTAACGCCGGTGGAGATAGGGTCGCAATGGAAGTTAATAAGAGAGTTGAGAGTGTAGGCTGGATATGTAATATTACAGATACGCCTACAGAAACAAACAAAGAGGCAAGGATTTTTCAATGCTCTAACTGGATTTTGCAACACATTATTTTTAAAGACTCATCACTTTACAAACCTAATGAGCCATACGGAGTGATGATGTCACTTTTAAAACAGTATTCAGTATCAGGGAAGAAACAGTTAGATGATGTACCAGATGTATTTTCAAATTTTGCATTGAGAATGACACAGGGCAATAGAGTAGCAAAGGTTGAAGCTGCTATAAATCCATTCAGGAGGTATTAATCTATTATGACAACCAAGGACTATCTTAATCAAATCAGCAGACTTAATCGTATGATAAATAACAAGCTAACAGAGATAGCACAGCTTAGAGAGCTTTCTTGTAGCATATCGGCAGTAAAGAATGAAGAAAGAGTGTTATCATCATCAGACCCAGATAAAATAGGCACTACATATGCCAAGATTGACGAAATGGAACGTAATCTTGACAGAATGATAGATGAATACATTGATAAGAAAAATACAATCATAGGGCAAATAGACAGTATAGAGAATGAAGATTACTATAATGTTCTATTTTCAAGATATATCGAAAAGAAAACTTTTGAGGTTATCGCTACGGAGATGAAATATTCATGGAGGCAAATTATTAGACTTCACGGAAAGTCTCTTAAAGCATTTGAAGAAAAATATGGTAACACATATTTAAAGATGTCATAGAATGTCATATTGCACTAATGATATACTGTATCTGTAAGAAATTACAGAGCTGTTTTTCATAAACAAAACATTCCTTATCAAGAAGCACCGTTACTTAATTGTGGCGGTGCTTTTACTATGCAAAGAGGTAATATATGGAATTTTATATGAATAAAGACAAGTCAATTATGTGTCCGAACTGCCATAAGTTTTTGACTAAGGCAGATAAGAAAGACCCACGCACACACAAACTAGCTTGCAAACATTGCGGCAAATGGATTTGGTATGTGCCGAATGATGATGATAATTTTCAGATTAAAGAAATTCCACAGAGCAGAAGCTCAAGTGGTATGACATTTTATTAGGAGCAAGATATGAACACAATGTATTTTCAAGACCTTGTTAGAGGCTGTTATGGTAGAAAAATTGCATATACGAATGTAGATACAATAACTGCTAACAATGTTGTTAAGGTTATTGGAAGTACTATAGGTGTATTTAATTGGAATAAGCCAGTTATTAAGTATCTGTGGCATTACTACAAGGGCGACCAACCGATATTGTATAGACATAAGCTGACTAATGAAGATATTACAAACAAGATTGTTGAGAATCACGCATATGAGATTGTTCAGTTTAAGGTAGGACAGACGTATGGCGAGCCAATTCAGTTTATAAGTCGCAAAGATGATGAAACTATCAATAAAGCTGTTGATATGCTTAATGATTTTATGGCAGATGCCAATAAGCAGGAGAAAGATATTAAAGCTGGGGAGTGGCAGTCGGCAACAGGAACATCCTTTAAGGCGGTTCAACCTAAAAATGGTGATGTGCCATTTAGAATTGTAGCACCTACACCAATGAATACTTACGTTGTTTACAATGAAAGCACAGAAGAACCTATGCTTGTTGTGCAAGAGCTTAAAGACGAGGACGGAAACCAGTATAAAATGGCATTCTCCGACACTATGTCATTCAGAATTATTGACAGTAAAGTAGTTGAAGCAAAACTACATACATATGGCGAAATTCCTATTGTTGAGTTTCCTAATAATCACGAAAGAATATCTGATATTGAGCTTGTTATAGGTATGTTGGATGCTATTAATAACATGCAGTCTAACAGAATGGATAGCATACAGCAGTTTGTTGAATATTGGGTTAAGTTTGTAAATTGCGAAGTTGATGAAGAAACATTTGCAAAAATGAAAATGAACCACGCTCTTACAGTTAAGTCCATCAATAAGGACAATAAGTCGGATGTCGAAATTATGACACAAGAGCTTAATCAGACACAATGCCAAGTTGCTAAGGATGATTTGCTCGATAATCTTCAAGCTATCCTAGCGATACCAAATAGAGAATCGCAAAACTCTGGCGGCGATACGCAAGGAGCGGTATCTTTGAGAGCTGGATGGGATTTTTCAAAAACCAGAGCAAAGCAAAAAGACCCTATTGTAAAATCCGCAGAGAAAAGGCTTGCGATAGTAACTTTAAATGTATTGCGATTATCAGGGAATGATTTAAAACTATCGCCAAGAGACTTTGATGTGCAAATTAATCATAGTCCGTTAGATAATCTCTATACAAAGACACAAGCACTTGCACAAATGCTACAAGCAGGAATAAACCCAAGAATAGCAGTTGCGACTTGCGGCTTATGGGGGGATGCGGAAAAAGTGTCTTTACAGTCACAACCATATTTTGATGTTTTATATAAAACAATAGATATGGTGAACAAAGAAAACACAGATATAAAAAAACGAGAACCAACAGTTTAGTCTCTGCTAGTTCTCGTTTTTACATAATCAGTTAAAATGCTTACCATAAGGTTATTAAGTGAACGCATATCTTCTTTTGCAATAAGTTCAAGAGAAGATTTAAGTTCTTTTTCCATAACAATAGTAGTTTTAATTTTACTTTCAGAAATTTGTCCTTGTGACATAATAACACCTCACTTATTGATATTATAAATAATTGTAAAGTAATTGTCAAGTAGCTTGCAAGTTGCTAGTAACTATGATATAATATACGCAAAGGAGATGATATTATGTCAGATAAAACAAAAGGAAAGCATTATACTCACGGATTAACTGGAACACGAGTGTATAAAACTTGGGAAAGTATGAAAGCAAGATGTTACAATCCTAATGATGGAAAGTACAAAAAATATGGTGGGAGAGGAATTAAGGTATGTGATGAATGGCTAGGAAAAGATGGAGCAAAAAATTTTGCAGAATGGGCATACGCCAATGGCTTTGATGAAAATAAACATCAAAGAGAACAAAGTATCGACCGAATAGATGTTAATGGAAATTATGAACCTAAGAATTGCAGATTTACAAACGCAAAGGTTCAAGCAAATAATAGGACAAATACAATTATTCTTGAATTTCAAGGAAAGAGCCAAAGTTTACAGGAATGGGCTGATGAATTAGGAATATCAGAATCAACCATTCGTTGGCGATTAAACAAAGGATATTCAACAGAAAAAGCATTGAGTACTAAAGTTAGAAAAACAGCCAGTCAAGGGAAAAAGTATTTAACATACAAAGGAAACACAAAAATAGTTTCCGAATGGGCGAAATATTTAGGAATTGATTCTGGAATATTATACGCAAGATTAAAACGTGGGTGGACGGTAGAAAAAACATTAGAAACTCCCGTTGGTGCTGACAAATGGCACAAAACAAAATAATAATTTTAGGAAATAAGGCAGTTATCGAATAATCGGTAGCTGCTTTTATTTTATACATTTTGCAGCTATGCGGTAAATAGCAGAAAACACAGCAGGAGCGACCTGCGGTAACAAAAGCGTGTGTTTAACGGAGGTAATTATGACAAGAGAAGATGTATTAAAACTTTTCCCAGAGGCAACAGACGAACAGATTACGAATTTACTTAATCAAAACAATTCAGAAGTTGCAAAAGAAAAGAACAAGGTAAGCCAGTACAAGGCTAAAGCTGACACAGCAGATGACTTACAGAAGCAGCTTGATGAAATACAGGCTGGCAATCTGACAGAGCTTGAAAAAGCAAACAAGGCATTAGATACAGCTAATCAGCAGATAGCAGATTTACAGAAATCTAACGCTATCAGAGACCAGAGGGAAGCAGCTATGACTAATTTTAAGATTACTGCTGAACAGGCAAAGACAGTTGTTAAAGATGATGGAAGCCTTGATTATACCGAACTTGGAAAGATTATGTCCGAAAAAGAAACCGCTGCGGCACAGGCTAAGGAACAGGAGATTGCTAAAAATCAAGATATTCCGGGCGGCGGCAGTAATAAAGGCGGTGCAGACAATAAGACAAATGCTGAAAAGATAGCAGAAAGCCTTATATCCAACGCACCTAAGAACAATGACGTTCTATCACATTACATTCAGTAATAACAGGAGGTAAGAAATGGCAAAGGAAATGAATATGCAGTATGAAAAGACTTCATACGCAGGAGACGTTCAGATTTTAAAGAGAGAGCCTAATGAAGCAATCCCATTAACACTTGATTTTGACGGCGTGACAACTAAAAACGCACAGGGCAAGAGAATTGTCAAGGCAGGTACACCAATCGGAGCAACCGGCAAGGCTGACAATACAGCCACAGTAGTAGGCATTTTAAGGTTCGATGTAACAGAGGACAGACCACAGGGAGTATTGCTTAAAAAAGCATATCTTAATACAAAGGTAGCAGAAGCACATTCTGGCGTTACATATGACGCAGCGGTTAAGACAGCTCTTCCAATGATTGTATTTGAATAATAACAGGAGGTAAACAGATGTTAATTAATGAAGTATTAGACAGTAAGTCTATTGCATTATCGGCAACAGAAAACGCTAGTAACCAGATACCTTATCTTGGCTTACAGTGGTTTCCTGAGAGAAAGAAGCAGGGGCTTGATTTAAGCTGGATTAAGACACACAAAGGACTTCCAGTATCACTTGCACCATCTAACTTTGACACAATTCCAACACTTAGAGCCAGAAAGGGATTAAGCAAGGAAAAAACACAGATGGCATTTTTCCGTGAGGGAATGACAGTTGGTGAAGAGGAAATGCTTGAAATCGAGCGTATTCAGTCTGCGGATGACCCATATCTTGCTAGTGCTTTATCAAGTGTGTATGACGATACAAATAATCTTGTAAGCGGTGCAGAAGTTGTACCGGAGAGAATGAGAATGTCACTTCTTGCGACAAACGCAGGACACCCGGTAATTGCTATTGTGAGTGATGGCGTTCAGTATGCCTATGATTATGACAAAGATGGTTCATACGCAAAAGACCATTACGCAAAGTTATCTGGCACAAGTATGTGGAGCGATACAGCTAATTCAAAGCCGCTTACAGACCTTAACAATGCAAGAAAGAAGTTACAGAAGCAGGGCAAGATTGCTAGATATGTACTTATGAACAGCAATACATTCCAGTATCTGCTTGATAATGCACAGATAAGAAATTCGATTCTCGCACAGAACCTTACAGCAACCATTGAGGTTGATGATGATACTGTTATTTCAGTAGTGAAGAAGAGAACAAAGCTCACTATCGTACTTTACGATAAGATGTACATTGATGATGATGGCAAAGAGCAGTACTTCTACCCGGATAACAAGGTTACACTTCTTCCAGAAGGAAGCCTTGGCAGCACTTGGTTTGGCACTACACCGGAAGAAAGAACTGCAAGACAGGTAGCTGATGTTGATGTAACAACATATGGTGTAGGCATTACAGTCGCTACAAAGACAGAGTATGGACCACCTATGAAGATGTCAACATTTGCATCCGAGGTTGTTCTTCCGTCATATGAGAATATGGATAGCACATTCGTATATGAGGTTCATAGCGAAGAGTAGGAGGTGCAACTATGAAATATCCATATATAGTAGTTCACAATGGTAAATGGTATAACGCAGGTGAAGAAGTTCCAGAAAACAATAATTCTGGAGCTTCTTTTGATTATAGCAAGACAACCATAAATCGTATGTCTACATCTGATTTACAGGCTTTTGCCACAGGGCAAGGTATAGACAATGCAGAAGAACTCACAGGAGCAGAGTTAAAGAAGCTGTTAATTGAGAAATTAGGATTATAGGAGATAGTTATGGAATACACCACATTAGAACAGGTCAAAATCAGACTTAAACAATTTCACATTGGTACAGTCACAAATGATGATGAAACTACATCTGATGTGGTAGTGTTCGACAACAAAGAAGATAATCCAGTAATCGAACAGCTTATTAAACAGGCTACAGAAGATGTAAAGGCAAGAAGAAATTACCCCGACAGCTACACAGATGAAATGATAACCGAGGACTTGAAGAAATTTGAAAGTGTTATCGTTAATCTTGCGGTCTATGACCATTCGCAAGCAGGCGAAGCATTTATGGCAAGTTACAATGAGAATGGTGTAAATAGAATTTGGAGAGACAGAGATAGCTTATTTGTTGGGGTATTTCCATTTGCTAAAGTGTTATAGAAGATTGTGCGTTACCAATACGGTAGCAGGCGGCACACATTAAGGGTGGTGGGCGGTGTGCCATTATTAATTATGAAAGGCGGTATATCAATGCCAATAGCAGTAATTATAAGCATTATTTCAGTTGCTTTTTCCGTCTTTTTCGGACTGTTTACGTTGGGATTTAATCTTAAGAACAACAAAAAGTCTGACAATGCAGAACTTACAGAGCGTGTAAAAGAAAATACACGCATAAATATGAAACTTGACACAATATCAAGCAATACAACAGAGATAAAGAATGAAGTTACAGAAATGAGAAAAGAACTTAATTCTCACGATAACAGGATTATTAAGGTTGAGGAAAGTGTAAAGTCGGCACACCACCGAATAGACGGATTGGAAGCACGACTTAATGAAGATAAGGAGGTATAGCAGAATGGATATTATGCAGACATTGATTGCAAATATGACAATCATATTAGCAATTGTCGGAGTATTAGCCTTTATGGTATCTGTAATTACACAGGTAATAAAGGGCATTGGAGTATTCAATAAGGTACCTACAGATATTGTGGTATTTGTCTTATCAATTGGTATTACTGTAGCGGCATTTGTTGCTTATATGCAGTATATTCAGATGACAATACTGTGGTATATGATTCTTGCGGCAATTATGGCAGGTTTTGTTGTAGCGTTCGTTTCGATGTATGGATGGGAAAAGCTGTCTGAATTGTGGAAGCGATTTGGTAAGGATGTGAAGTGATATGCTTGACATCAATAAGCAGGCTATGAAGTATTCACTTCAAGGGCAGACGGTAACTATTTACGAAAGAGACGATGAGGGCAATATTCTTTATGAGGGATATACCGACACAGAGGGTAACTTCATTCCTTATCTTGATGATGAGGGAAATAAGATACCCAAAGTTCTTGAAGAGAAAACAGGCTTTTCAGAGCCGGTCGATTTCAAAGCTAACATATCATTTAGCGGCGGAGAAGCACAGAGTAAAGAATACGGCTTTGATACCGCTGATTTTGATGCTATTTTACTGACAGATAGGAATATGTTGCCTGTTCAAAAAGGCGACCTTATCTGGCTTGATAGCAAGCCCACATACACATCTGACAGTCTTATTGATGAAACATCGGCGGATTTCACGATTGTAGGCATTAAGCCAGCATTGTATTCAACTAAGTATATGCTTAAAGCGGTTGTAAAGTAGGTGCATTATGGCAAGACATACAATTAATATATCCTTGTCTGAAAAGTCCGTAAATGAAGCTATCAGACAGCTACAACAGTATAAGCAGAGTTTGCAGTATAAATGTGAACTGCTTGTTGAACGACTAGCAGAATTAGGCGACAAAGCGGCAATTATGAGCGTTAATGAAAGTCCATTAGGTAGGACAGTAACATTGAGAGTTGACAGAAAGCCTATTCAAGATGGCTACCAAGCTATTTTAATTGCTACTGGCAAAACTATTGAAGTAGAAGATAGAGAGCCATTTTACACGCTGTTAGCGATTGAATTTGGCGCAGGCATTTATTACAACAGTGGCAACGAGAACCCAAAGGCTAATGATTTCGGCTTGGGCGTAGGAACATATCCAGGACAAATCCACGCATTCAGCGACGGCTGGTACTACTTAGGTAATGATAATCAATGGCACTACACGCACGGCGTTAAAGCTACAATGCCTATGTACAACGCCACAATGGAGATTATTAATCAGTATAAGCAGATAGCAAGAGAGGTGTTTAGTTAATGGCGAATGCAAACGATTGGGCGATAGACCTCGAGAATACAGTCACAGCACTTGTCAAGGCTAAAACCCTAACGCAACTAAAGAAAACATATCCAAAGATAGCCATAACTAATGAGGGGGAAAACAGCGGTCAAGCAGTATTCCCAACAGTATACATTCATTTACTGCCAGCAGTAGAACAAGGACAAACGCTTGATGGACAGACAATTAACGCATTGTTAGCGACATTTCAAGTGGATGTTACCACTAACACAAGCAAGTCCGATTGTCGTAAGGTTATGACAGTAATTACGGATACATTCAAGACAATGAGATTTCAAGGCAATGCAATGCCAGAGTTCTCAATCAGTAATAAAGTACATAAGAGTACCGCTAGATTCAGACGAATGATAGCGGCAAATGACAGATTAATGTAACAAAGAGCAGAAATGCTCTTATTTTTTTGCGAATTTTTAGGAGGTAGACAAAGCAATGGCAAGTACAAGTTATAAAGCTAGGGTTATCTACAAGGAGCATAGCGAAGATGGTTTTGCAGGCTCATACAAGTTAATGGTTGCGGCTAAGTCGATTTCAGCACCAGTATCAGCACCTAACACAGTTGAAAGTACAACATTTGAAGATGATTCACAGACATTCTTAATGGGTATCAAAACATCTGACGCTAAGACTTACACAGGAAACCTTGAAAAGGCTTATTTGCAGGACTTAATCAAAGCAGAGGGTAAGCAGTTAGATATTATTCAGTTATATGGTTCTGACGGATTAGGCGCGGTTGCTAAGTACGCATTTGTCGGGCAGGTAACAGCAACACCTAATGATGTTTCTGGTACTGATTCGGTACTTGAAATGACAGTAACAGCAGTTCCTAATACTTCACCTATCGAATGCACAGACAAGCTTCAAGTTGTCGAGGGTGCTGGTGGCACGTTCACAGTAACAAAGGTGGGGGAATAATAAGCCAATCGACTAAATCAAAGGCTGTGTCGATTGGTGGCACAAACGCCAAAACAGCCGACTACACATCATATCTTGATGATGTAACAGAATAATTATTTTAAAAGGTAGGTGCGGTGTAAAATCCGCACCTTTCCCTATATGGTGATAGGGTGGGAAAGGGTGAAAATTATGATGAATATTAATGTAAATGGAAAAGAATACAAAGTTGAGTTCTCTTTTGGCGCGGCAGAATGCAAAGAGATAGTGCAGAAGATGTTTAGCGTCGTAAATGGTTCTTACTTACTTGCACAGACAGATAAAAGCGTTGCACAGGCTTCTTTTGACGGTTTAGCAAATATGACAGCAGATGTGCCAGAGATTTGCATATTAGCCATTTATGCAGGTTGTATTGACAATAACCCTGTAACAATGGATGAAGCAAAGGAACTCACTAGAGCATATATTACAGAAAAGAGAAAGACAGATAAGAGTTACGGATACAGAACATTATTCGAGGAAATCAAGAAAGCGATGGAAGATGATGGTTTTTTCGAACTGAGCGGAATAACAGCGATGTTAGAGGAAATGGCGAACAATGTGGAAGAAGCGACACAGGAACAGAAGAAACCGACAGTAGTACCACAAGACCACTTAAAGAAACAGACTTCCACAAAATAATCTGGGAAGAATACTTTGTCTTAGCCAGTTCACTAGGCGTTAGTTATTCGGACTTTTTAAAAATGACACCTACAAAATTATTACTATATGCAAAAGGCAAAAAAATTGATAGACAAAATCGAGACGCAGAAATGTATAACTGGTTTTTAGTTTATGCAATTCCAGCTATTTCTTGCGGAATAGGTGCAGCATTTAATAAAGATGTACACATTGAATATCCTAAACAAGCTATTTTATCAGAAAAAACAGAAGAAAGTGAAGAAGATACATATGATAAGGAGTTACAGCTGATGTTACTCAATGAGCAAAAATGGGCGGCACAGACTGAAAAGAAAGGACTACCGCCAACAATCCTATAAAAGGGGGCTAAGGCGTGGAATTAGATTCATTAGAAGTCAAAATTACCGGTACTGCCACTAAAGCTATCAATTCTGTTGATAAACTGATAAATCAGCTTACAAGGCTATCTACATCACTTGCGACTGTGAATGGCTCATCATTAAGCAACCTTGCAAACGGCGTTAGTCAGTTAGGCTCTGCTATGCAGAATATGAACGCAGGAACAGCAGATTTTACAAGACTTGCCAAGAATATTACAAAGATAGGTTCTGTTGATTCAGCCGCACTTGCTAACACAGCTACATCACTTCAAGCTGTCACAAAGGCAGTTGCGAGTATATCAGCTATTCCGCAAAATGCAACACAGGTCACAGAATTTGCAAAGTCACTTGGCAAATTAGGCAGTAAAAGTATAGAAAACGCCGTTGTAAACATTCCAAAGCTAGGCAATGCTTTAAATGGCTTAATGACAACGCTATCAAGAGCACCAACAGTAAGCCAGAATGTTATTCAAATGACTAACGCATTGGCTAATCTTGCTAGTCAAGGTAGCAAGGTGGGTACTTCTTCAAACTCACTTCAAAAGTCGCTGTATGGCGTTTCTACAAGTGCTAGGACAGCAACTAGAAGTAGTTGGAGCTTAGCAAGTGCAATAGGCAAGTTTTATGCCACTTATTTTATGGTAATTCGTGGCAGTAAGAAACTTATAGAAGCTATAAAATCAACAACAGATTACATTGAAGCATTTAACTATCAAGCAGTTGCATTTGGTAAAATCGGTTCAGAATGGGATAAGGATTACGAAAAGTACGGATATGATAACGCAACAGCATACGCAGAAAGTTTTCAGAACAGAGTAAATGATACTCTTGGAAAGCTGTCCGGACTTAAAGTTAATGTTCAAGGTGGCTTACTTGAAGAAAGTGGAGCAAAAAACTTAGGACTTAACATACAAGAGATAACGCAGCACGCTTCACAGTTAGCTTCTGTTACTAATTCGTTAGGACAGACTGGTGAAGCGACAACGGCTATAACAAAGTCAATGACAATGCTCGCAGGCGATATAAGCTCGCTTTTTAATGTGGACTATAAAACGGTTGCACAGAACTTACAAAGTGGCTTAATCGGTCAATCAAGAGCATTGTATAAGTATGGTATTGATATTACCAATGCTACATTAGCGACATATGCTTACAATTTAGGCATTTCCAAGTCTGTATCAGAAATGACACAGATGGAAAAACAGCAATTAAGAGTATTGGCAATACTAGACCAATCAAAAGTATCTTGGGGTGATTTAGCCAATACGATTAACAGTCCAAGTAACATGTTACGCCAGTTCAGCAACAATATGAAAGAAGTCGGAATGGTGGCAGGACAGCTGTTTATTCCAATTCTTTCAAAGGTTATGCCAGTTGTAAACGGCGTTACTATTGCAATTAAGCGGCTTCTAGTGAACCTTGCAAGCCTTATGGGTGTTAAGATTGACTTTGAAAGCTTCGGACAAAGCGGTTACAAAGATACTTCTGACGGACTGGAAGATATTTCGGACGGATACCAAAATGTAGCGGATTCAGCAAAGAAAGCTACGCTATCCCTTATGGGATTTGATGAAATAAATAAATTACAGGACGATACAAGCTCAAGTAAGGGTTCAAGCGGTGGCGGCGGTAGCAGTATTGACTTAACAGATAATATTGCTAAGGCGGCGGCTGAATATGAAGCGGCTTGGAATAAAGCATTTGCAAATATGGAAAATTCCGCTGTTGCTTGGGCTGATAAGATAGAGAAAGCACTTGAACCTGTTAGGAAGATATTTAAAGACTTTGCAATCGGGGATTTTTATGCAGCAGGACAAGATACATCTAACCTTGTGGCAGGAATTTTTAATTGGTTTGCAAAGGCTATAGATGATGTTCCTTGGTATACAATCGGACATAATGTAGGAGAGTATTTAGCTGGACTTAATTGGGTTGAAATATTTTCAAGCCTTGGCAATGTGTTATGGCAAGCCATTAAAGCAGCTATCGAATTATGGAGCGGTTCATTTACGGCAGCACCAATTGAAACGACCTTAATAACGGCTATAGCGGCATTGAAATTTACAGGCTTAGGAAGCGTTTTGAAAAAGAAACTTGTTACAGTAATAGGAACAAGTATTAAAGGTGCTTTAAAATCATTCGGAACAGGCAGTATAATATCAGGAATAGGTGGATTACTTACAACAGATATAGGTACTATTATAGGAGCAGGAACAGCAACAGAAATAGGCTTAACTATAGGTGCAGGAATAGTAGGCGGAATAGTAGCTGCTATTGCTGGATTTAATTTAGGTAATTGGCTCAACGAAAAATTAACAGGCGAGAAAATAGATATGTCAATGTTCGACCAATTAGCATATCTTATAAAAGCACCATTTGAAGATTTACCTAGCTTTATTGACGGAGTGATAGAAACTATCACATTCGGACATAAAGATGATATAGCAAATTGGTGGACTACAAGTGTTGCACCGTGGTTTACTAAGGAGAAATGGGGAGAACTGGGAGACAACATAAAAACATCTTTAAGCGAAAAATGGAACAGTTTTTCAGATTGGTGGGGCAATACAGCTATTGTAGGTTGGTGGAATAATAATGTTGCGCCATGGTTTGAAAAAGAAACATGGGTTGACGCTGTTGATGGAATGAAATTAGGAATACAAGAAAAGTGGGACTCAATCGTTGGTTGGTGGAATAGTCTCGCAATTGTTTCTTGGTGGAACAATGATGTAATGCCATGGTTTACTAAGGAAAAATGGGAAAACTTGGCTGACGGAATTAAAAAAGGTATTCAAGGGAAGTGGGATGATGTTGTGGATTGGTGGGATAGCAAACCAGCACTTCAACGCATTTCTGTGGCTATCGAAGATTTTAAAACTAAGATACAGAACGCTTGGAACAGCTTTAAGCAGTGGTGGAATGATTTAGGACTTGAATTTCCACACATTGATACACCACACTTTAAGATTGACGGAGAATTTAGCCTTGCACCGCCTAAAGTACCAAAAGTCAGTATTGATTGGTATGCAAACGGCGGATTCCCAGGCAAAGGACAATTGTTTGTCGCAAACGAAGTTGGACCCGAAATGGTTGGTACTATGGACGGAAGAACAGCGGTAGCTAACCAACAGGAAATTACACAAGGTATTGCTAATGCAGTTTATCCAGCGGTTTACAATGCAGTTGTAGCAGCTATGTCAGAAGCTAACAACAATGTAAACATAACATTACAAGGTGACGCGGATAAGCTATTTACAATGGTACAAGATAAAGCTAACAGCTATACAAATATGACAGGTCAAGCAGCCTTTCCGTATTGATAAGATAAAAGTATTGTGCTATTCTTTTGCTATATATAAAAAGCAAAGGGGTAACACAATATGACAGAAAAGAAAGCAAAGAAAAAAGACAGTAAACTAAGCATAGCGGCGGCAATCACAGCACTATTTATATTCACAATCCCAATAGGCTTTATATTGGCTATTGTAGATTTAATTAAAAGTAAAGGCGACAAGTCACAAAGGCACTTAGGCTCTTACTTTGCAATAGTATCGTTTGTACTATTTCTGATAGTCGCTTTTAGTAACGGAAGTGGTAACAGCAGTAACAATGCCAATGCTACGAAACAAACCATTGCAACACAGCAAGATACAGACACAGCAACGAATAATGATACAACACTTAAATACCTTAAGTATGATGTAATTACAGATAGCAATGACAGAGAAGTTCTTGTTGTTTATTTTGACTTTGCAAACAATTCAGAAGATAATACGGCTTTTGCATATAATTATGATGTTACATGCTTTCAAAACGGCAAAGAACTTGACTATCCGTTAGTTAGTTTTGACATTGACGAATACAATAATATTGCAAGAGAATTACAGACAGGTACAAATATTACAGTTGCAAGGATATATATACTAGAAGATAAAAGTAATGTTGATTTAGAAGTAACGCCATTGGGAGATGATAAAAAACTTATAAAATTAACATTAGAATTACAGTAGAGGAAATATGTATGTCAGTGAAAAAAGAACTGAATGAAATGTTAGAAGCAATAGGAGTGAAGAAGAAACAACAGCCAGAACCTCAACAGCCATTAAATCCTAACTTTAAAGGAGTGTACAGAGCGACGGAAAACGGATTGATTGAAGTATATTGTCCAAGATGTAGTAGTTGGGATTGTTCTCACACGCAGATTACAACAACTGTACCGCAGAAATCCAAAACAAGATATACTGTTAATCTGAATCCTTTAAGACCTTTTACACTGGTTAATAAGAAAGAGAAGATTAAGCAACAGGGCGGAACTTATTCACAACATAGGTTTGTATGTAACAGATGTGGGTTGATTTTTTGGTAATATATGGTTTAAACGGAGCGTATCTTTCGGTGCGTTCCATTTTTTATTAAAAAGTACTTGACTTTTTTGTGCGTACGGTTTATATTAAATGTGCGGACAGAAAAGAGGTGAGTATATGTCCAATAAAAAAGGTAGACCTAAACTCGACAATCCTAAAAATGAAAGAATATATATTCGTGTCACCAAAGAGGAAAAGGAAGAAATAATGAATTTTTCTGATAAAAGCGGATATACAATACTTGATTTGATTAAAAAAGGCATTGAAAAAGTAAAAGGGCAAAAAAAATAAAGTGTTGCACCGCTACCAACGAACACAACACTTTAAAACCACCAATCCGAAAGGAATTGATAAATACAATTATATCAGTTTCTTTCGGAAAATTCAAGATAATTAGAAAGGAATTTGATATTATGAACGAATTTGCAAAGATGATTTATAGTCAGTGGAGAAGAGACAACGAAGATAGAGATTTGTACTTTAAGAAAGGTGAGGAACTTAACGAGGAGTTAGAAAGCATATTGAGCAGTAATTTAAGTGATAAGATATACGATACTTTTTGTAAGAGCTGTTTTGAAATCGAAGAAAGTGCTTTTATAGCTGGATTTGGTTATGCTTGCAAGTGCCTTTCAAATGGCAAGATTGAGTTAGGCGGTGGTAAGTAATGGGCAATCAATACCGTTTAGAAACTATTCAGGACAATATTAATAATTTTGATTTAAAGTAACAGGACAAGGCTACAAAGGAAGTGGCATAATATTATTGCGTGAGGCATTGTGGGCATATACTCCCACTACGCAATAGATTCTGTTTAGAGCAGATGATAAAATTTTTGTAGGAGGCAAATAGTGAGTTATAATTATCCAACTACAAAAGATAGTTCTCACAATGAGATTAAAGTACCTATGAACACTAAGAATATTTGCGGCGTAGACTGCTATGAGCAGAATGGCGTTGCGTACTTAAGATTGGAAAATGTTGCTAGAGGACTTGGGTTTACCACCGTTGCAGCAAGTGGCAACGAGGTTGTTAGGTGGAATACGGTTTACAATTATCTAACAGATTTAAAGGTCGTTGCAGGAAGTTGCAACGGCAATTACAAAGGGAATTGTCCAGATTTTATCCCAGAAAACATCTTCTACCGACTAGCAATGAAAGCCAAAAATGAAACAGCAGAGAAATTTCAAGCATTAGTGGCTGATGAGATTATTCCGTCAATTCGTAAGAATGGAATATATGCTACTGATAATGTTATTGATGAAATACTGAATAATCCAGACTTTGGAATAGAATTATTAACAAAGTTAAAACAGGAAAGACAAGCAAGAGTTGAAGCAGAAAGAAAGAACGCTATCTTAACACATGTCAATAAGACATATACAATGACAGAGATTGCTAAGGAACTGAATCTGAAATCTGCTATTCAACTTAACAAGTTACTTGCTGATAAAAAAATCCAATACAGTGTCAATGGAACTTGGGTTCTTTACTCGCCATACAGCAGTATGGGATATGAAGAGATTAAGCAAGAAATCCTTGACAATGGTAAGGTTATTTATCACAGGAGAATAACACAACTTGGAAGAGAATTTATACTGCAATTATTCAATAATGTTGCATAAGTTCTCTTGTGGGATGTAATAGCTCAAACAGAAAGAAAATTCAATAGCTGTAAGAAATTTACAGCTATATTTTATTAATCGGCTCAATTTTTAGCCGACTGTCTAAAACTGGGCACTTAACAGAGAACTCAATTTTGAGTTTTTTAAATGATGATTAATGGAACGAATTACTGACTGCACGAAATGGTGCAGTCGATTATGTTTGATAAACTAAGGAGATACAAGAATGGCAAAAGAGGTGTACAAAGAAGAAATAAAGGAACTTATAGATAAATGTGACAACATACATTGGCTGAAAGTTATATATGCTTATGTGGGGAGATTGTTGAAGTAAGTTTCAATCAGCACAATTTTGTGCCAATTAACTGAATAAGGGAAGGGAAATATCTTTCCTCTGAAAAGTAGCGCCGAAATCTTGGCTATATTAAATACTTAAAGCAAATAAAAAGGGGCTGTCAGCCCGACAACTGACAGCCAAAAGTCACAATACCGCTTAAACAAGCAGCACAGATATTATATAACACTAATTGAATTAATGCAATAGAAATATTAAGGAATGTATCAGAAATGGTGCATTCCTTTTTTAATGCCTTGAAAGGGGTGGTTTGATTGATTGACGCAGTTGTGATTGAGGGGGTTAGATTCCCAGTAGCTTACAACGGCTACACATACAGTAGGAATAAGATATGGTCTAAGAACACAGGAAGAAATGATTATGGAGAAATGGTAGGCACGATTGTAGCACTTAAAGACAAGATAGAACTGCAGCTACCGCCATTAACAGGTGAACAGGCGTTGTTGCTTGATAATGTAGTAAGCGACGTAGATAACCCATTCCCAACGGCACAAGTCTTATTCTTGGGTGGCACGCAAAAGGAAATGACAATATATACAGGAGATGTGACATATCCGTATCTTACAAGGGCAAAAAATGAGGACGGACTTATAGTCGGAGCAAAATTAAGTTTAATTCAGAAATAAAGGAGAGTTACACATGAAACTTAAAACAAGTGAGCTAATAGACAGATTTCAGAGTTTAAGCAACATATCACATGACAAGACTACAGGCAGAATTGCTATGGCTGTTATGTGCAATATTAAGGCATTAGAAGAACTGTATAAGACAACGTTACAGACCATAGAAAATACTAAGATTAAGTATGCAGACAAGGACGACAGTGGTAATCCAGTTATCAACGATAATCAGTATCAGGTTACATCAGAGAACTTAAAGAAGCTACAGGAAGAATTGCAGGAAATTAATGAGCAGGAGATTGAAGCGCCTGACATGACAATGCTTCCTATAGATGCATTCGATAAATGCGAAGAAATTACGCCAGCTAAACTATACTCAATCGAGTTTATGATATCACATTAATTATAAGCAATAAAGGCGGTGTAGAATGAAGATATTAGACACAGCTATGACGGAAATTGTCAAAGGAAATAGTGCAAGGTACTATTCTAAGTATGTTGTTGATGGAAAAGAACATACCGAAACACTTAACAATTTCAAGTTTCTAAACATGACAAATCCCAATAATGAAATCACGATAGGTAACACTTGCAGTAGCGGTGTTACCTTTTCTATTTATATGCCAACAATAAGTCTCGAAAATAAGGAGATAACTATATTTGAGGGTGTTAAGGTTGGCACAGAAATTAAGTATATTAAGTTGGGAATATTTACAGTTACTAAGCAGACAAGTGACGGAGAATACACAAGCTATGAAGCATACGACAGAATGTATAAGGCTGATATGCCTTACTTCTCGGATATGGCATTTCCTAACACAGATAAAGCTATTCTTAATGAGATATGCGGTAAGTTAGGTATATCTTTAGCAACAAATATAGCCACAACACATACTATCAACGACAAACCGCAAGGATATACTTACAGGGAAATTATCGGTTATATGGCTATGCTACAAGGCTGTAATGCGGTAATTAATTCTGATGGAAACCTTGAATTAAGGTGGTATAAGGATAGCGATTATGTACTTGACGGACATAAGTATTATCAGCAAGGCGTTACATTCACAACTTCTAAAGATTTTATAATCGAGAAGTTGACATGCAACAATACGAAGTCAGGCGACAAGGAAACTAGCACGATTACCAGCGGTAGCGGTGCAACAGGGCTTAGCTTTGCTAACCCATTTATGACACAAGCAGTCTTAGATGAAGTCTACAAAAAGATAGGCGGTTTTCAGTTCAGACCACTTACAGTTAAGTTTGTTGGTGATTGGCGATTGGAAGTTGGAGATATTATTACTGTTAACAAGAACGGCGTTGATTACAAAGTGCCTATAATGCAGATTACGCACGAATGTGACGGCGGCTTAATGGATACTGTTACATCTATAGGGCAATCTGATACGGAGAATACAAGTGTTGCTTCTGGACCTATTACTAAGCAGATGGAGCGGTACTATGCCGACTTGATAACCGTTAATAAGGCACTAATTAATAAGTTAGATGTAGATACAGCCAAGATTACCTATGCAACAATAACTAATCTTAATGCAACTAACGCAAGCATTGATAATCTTAAAACAAATAAACTAGATGCAACATATGCAGATATCATCAATGCTAATGTGGAAAGCCTTAAGGCGGCTAATGCAGAGATAATCAAACTTAAAGCTAATTCATTAACGGCGGATATAGCGGATTTAAAGTATGCACAAATTGATTTTGCAAATGTCAAAGGACAGGTTGTAACAACATCACTCATCAAAGATGGTGCAGTAACAAATGAAAAAGTGCAAAGTTTATCGGCAAATAAACTTACAGCAGGTACTATTGACGCAAGCAAGATTATAGTTACTAATCTTAATGCTGATAACATTACAGTAGGTACAATCAATGGCAAGCGTATCGGAACAGGTTCCTTATCTTTGGATAAGTTAGCCGAGGAAGTACCGACAAAAGAATATTTAGATAAAGTGCAGGAAGATTTACAGGGGCAAATTGACGGAAATATCGAGACATTTACTAAGACAGAAATACCTACCCTTAATAATGAGCCGGCTATTAACTGGAAAGATAACGCAACGAAAAACAAGCATATAGGCGATATCTGTTATGTGGTTAATCCGGCTTCAAGTGCAGATGGATATTCATACAGATTTGCTGATACAGGTACATTAGAAGCACCTAACTATGAATGGGTACTGATTAAGGATAGTGATGTTACTAAGGCGTTACAGGATATTATTAACATCAATGGTGAGATTACTGGAATTAAGAAGTTTAATGTTGAAATAAGCTCATGGAAAACTGATACAGACAGTGAATTATCAAGCCTTAAGACACGAACAACTAGCCTTGAAACTGATATGAGTAACAAGGTCGATACCACGACATTTAATGAGGTTAAACAGACTGTTGATGAAAATAGTTCTACTATAACCAAAATGTCCGAAACCCTTAGTAATAAGGCTGATAGTAGCGCTGTTACCGCATTGAGTAATACTGTTAATAGCATTAAACAGACAACAGACAGTAACACATCAAGCATATCAAAACTTACAACTGTAGTTGAGAAAAAAGCTAATCAAGATGAAGTTACAAGCATATCTAATAAGCTGACAACTGTTGAACAGAACTTAAATGGATTGACGGTTGATGTTACAAATCAATACCAATACATTAACAATCAGCTTAATGGCAATCATAAGATATATGAGATTGCACATGTGCCAACTAAAGATAATTACCCAGCTAATGAATGGAGCATACAAGTATATCCAAGTGATGATATGTACCCTAGTGATAGCACATGGGAGTACACAGAAGATGAGTATGAGAAGTATGTTGGAACTATTGCATATTGGAAAGACCAACAAAGAGCATGGCGATTTATAAGGAAGTCTGACGGAACACATGATTGGGCTGAAATCAGTGCCACCGAAACAACATATCTTCTTAATCAGAATGCTTCGTTAAGAATTGATGTGAACAACATAAGTACAAGTCTATCTTCTCTTACAACTAATGTTCAGAACAATTACAGTACAACAACGCAGATGAATAATGCTATAACGCAAGCAATAACAAGTGAAAGTAATAGCATCAAACTAGAGGTGTCAGGAACTTACGCAACTAAGGATAGCGTAGTTAATACGCTTAAGAGCTACGCAACCACAGCAAGCCTTGAAGCATACATTAAGAAAGACCCAACGACAGGGGAACTTAAATCTGCAATTGAAGCTATAGCAGACGATATAACACTTAATGCAAGTGGAACAATTAACATTAGCGGTAATAAGTCTGTTAATATCAATGGCAATCTGTTCACGCTTACATCTACTAATACTACTATTTCAGCAGACGGAACTATAAGATGTGATAACCTGATATCGGGCAATGCGAAAATAACAGGTGGAAGCATAAATATAAACACAAGCGGAAAAAATAGCTCTTACATGACTTTAAATTATGATAACTACACTGGTAGATATAGTCCTTATGCGACCGAACATATTGATGGAACATACAGTGCAGCTTTGGGGGCTCAAACCTTAAACTTTTTCCTGACTAATGGCAAGGGACTAGCTACATATGATTACAATGGTGTATATCTAACACATGATGACTACCAAACAAGCTTAACTAAAAATTTGCGTCTGAATGATGGAGATTGTTATGTGTATGGATATTATTATATAAGCTCTGGTGGAGCATGGGTTGAATTGTCAGAGTGGATTAAACAAAAATTAGGTATATAAATCCGCACAGCGGTAGAAAGGAAAACAATATGCTAAGTATAACAAAGACAACAAATTTAAGCGGAACATCAGTGATTAACGGTCAATCAGCCATGACAATGTATGCGGCTGTACCAGAAACTGGTTCATTGACAATTAGTCAGACAATTACCAACAAGGAATTGTACCTTGCAAATCAGACACAATGTGATGCTGATTATGAGAATTTTAAGGCAGAAGTTAATAAGCTATTAAAGAGTGAACAGCAGACAGTTGATTTGAATACAACAGATACAATAACAGAGTAAATCATCAGAGAGCGTGGGTTTAAGCCTACGCTCTTATTTTTAAGGAGGTAAAATATGAGCCTAACCGGTTTTCTTTCATACAGCCGTGTAAACTGGCAACAATCGCCAAGCAAAAGCACTCCCTGGAATGCGACAAACTTAAATATAATGGATGTAGGAATTAAGAATAACAATGACATGATTAGCAATATTCGTGACGAGATTACACAATTAAACAGCAATATTGACGTTAAAAACTCTTTTTGCAAAAATATTGCAAGTATAAATGGTACTCTTGAAGGTTATGGTTATAATTATTGCTATTATAATAAATCTACCAAAACAGGGATTTTATACTTTGCTTCAAAAATTGAAACCCAAGATTCTGCACAGAATAATTTTACCGGATATTACGATGTGACAACAGTCCTTAAAAATATGGGTATTAGCTTTAATAAAGTATTGGAAAGCAATTATACTCCATACGATTCCGCAGGTGTAGTTCGACAAAAGTTGGTTGACTATGGAACAACATTGTTATATAGCTCTGCAAGTCAACATTATGCTTTTGCTCGATATTATACAAAAGATGGAAAGAAAGGCGCATGGGCAACAAGCGAATTCCAAAAGGGTGATTATATTATAGGTTCGCTTATATTTAGCTAAGCTTCGAATACTTCCGTTAGTAATTGCGCCGTCGTATTTAATATTATTGCTGTTTAGCCGCGGAATGAGAATAAGACGCAAGGTATTGACAAAAATTGCAGAAGAAGATGTAAGGCATTTTTATTGAACATGACAAACTGCAAGAAGCAATTTGCAATGTTGGCAGTGCCACATAACATTAACAATATAATATTCGCAATCAAGCACCTTAGTGGAAACACTGGGGTGCTTTTTTGATACACATTTTTCTAGGTTTAGGAGGTAATTTATGAGTAAATTATTCGGAATTGACACATCAAGATGGCAGGGAGATTTTAATTTCAAAGCTGCAAAGGATAATGAGGGCGTGGATTTTGCAATCATCAAGGCAGGCGGTGCTGATGATGGTTTATATGAAGATAGAGAGTTTGAGAACAGCTATAATAAGTTGAAAAGCGCAGACATCCACAAGGGAGCATATTTCTTCGGTAACGCATTAAGCAATGACGAAGCTGTAAATGAAGCCCGATATTTCGCACAGCTTTTAGCAGGCAAATCATTTTGCTATCCAGTGTTCTATGATGTTGAAGCAAGCATGGTTACTGGTAACGACCTCACAGACATTATTATGGCATTCCTTGATGAAATGAGAAACGCAGGCTATAAGAATGTCGGCTTATACTCATATGAGAACTGCATTAACAATTATGTAGATATTTCAAGAGTAAAAGAAGATGGATATGCCGTTTGGGTTGCTAAGTATTCAGATACAGAACCTAGCATTGCTGTTGATTATGATATATGGCAGTTTGGCGGCGGCGTTAATTATCTTAGAGACACACAGATTAACGGACAGACAGTAGACCAGAATTACTGCTACACTGATTATTGCACAGACCATGTTGTCGAAGAAGTAACAGTGCCGGATTATCAGCCAGTACCAGACACTAAGTACCATAAGGGCGACACAGTTAAGGTACTCAACGCAGTTCAGTATGATAACGGCGAGCCGTTCAGCACTTATTATGATGAGTACAGTGTTTTATCAGTTAGTGGCAGAAGAGTTGTTATCGGAATTGACGGAGTAATTACCGCCGCTATTGATGAAGATAACATCAGTCTTATTAAGTGCGTATATGACAGCGATATTAACACAGATACAGTAAGCCGCGGCGACAGCAAGAAAGTTAAAGTTCTTGACAACATTGATTATGACGGCAATAGATTCGGCGTATATTATGATGAGTATGATGTGATTGAAGAGAACGGAGACAGAGTTGTTATCGGAATAGGAGATGTTACAACTGCCGCTGTCAATATTGCTAATCTTGAGTTTGTCGGCGGTGCAAGTTCTGATGATACACCTACAGATATCCCATTCAGCGAAGATATTGAAGAGGGTAGTGCAGTGAGATTTGTTGGTAGCACTGATTATGACGGCACACCTATTAAGGCTTGGTTTGATGAGTATACAGTATCAGAAAAAAGTGGAGGCAGAGTTGTGCTTGTACATAACGGAGAACTGTTTGCCGCAGTCAATGTAACTGATTGCGAACTTATTTAAAAAAACAAAAATACAGGTCTTGCTTTAATGTAAGACCTGTATAAATTAAAAACTTATTTTCTTTCTTTTAGCATTTTTTCAAATGATTCTCGGCGTTCTTTTACATTTTTAAGCCATTCAGATTGAGAATTTGACGATACTAGCTTGTTATCTGAAAGTGAAAGTGATACTTCAACACCTGAAAAAGCGGCAGAAAGCGTTTTATCATCAGCCTGTTTTTCTGCCAAATTTGTTAAATTTTCCATCTTGGCACTTGCTTCTTTGGCATTCAAAGTTCCATTTTCAAAATCATCAATAATTTTAATAGCGTTGCTTATCATTTCTCTATCATTCTTAGAGTATTTATATCCATTAAACACTCCTAGATAAGCAAGCAATGTTGCAACAATGATAACAAGAAAAATCATTGCAATAACTAGGCTTGATTTACTTATTTTTTGATTTTCTTTCATAAAATAATCCTCCGTTTTTGTTTGAATTATAACACATATGTTTTAAAATGTCGAATTGTGTCGAAACTTGCGATATTTTTAAGTTGATTTTTATATTATCAGTATTTATAATAATAATTGTCCGAGAGATTCGGACGAAATCTTCAAGTTTTGGCTAGGTGGCACTGTTTGATTGGCGTTGGCAGTGTCACCGCTGAAAACTGTTAATCTACTGGGGGGGGTAGGTTGACATGCAAGAACAAATGTTCTATAATAACACCATCGCTACCAGTGTTATATCGTGCAATAAGGGGGATATATGGAGAATGAGGAATACAGACAAAAGATTATCGGATTAATAGATAATTGTAGCAATAACAATTTTTTAAAATTTGTATATGAATTAATTTTATCTTTCAAAAAGAAATGGGGCGTTTAACGCCCCTCTTTCTCATACCAATAGGCTATATTGTCAAATATAGTTTGCTGGTGTTCTTTATTGAGCCTTATCAACTTCTTAACACTATCCAACAATTCTTTATCTGACATTAAGTCGGGAATGATATCAGCATTATCAGTAGATAAATTATCTTCCCACCCCATTAAATATGATGGAGAAATATCAAGAATCTGTGCAGCAACCTGAATTTTATCACTTGGAATGTTTGTTACTGCGTTGTTTTCATACTTATATAATGTCTGCTTAGAAACGCCCATCCTCTTAGCTAACTCTACTTGCGACATTTTATTAAGTTCTCTTTGTTCCTTAATTCTGTCTCCAACAGTTTTAATCATTAGTGTTTCCTCCTTTCCTATCGGTAACTTGATTATAGCACAAAAAAGTTACAAGTCAAGAAAAAAATAACTTGACAAGTTACTTTTGCGGTGTATAATAAGAGTAACTTCAAAAGTTACGAAGTTGGAAAGGAGATGAGAAGATGGTTGATACAAATAAGCTTCGTGGGATTATAGCTGAAAACGGAAAAACGCAGACAGAAGTTGCGCAAATGATAGGTGTAACACCCAAGACTTTCTATTTGCGAATGCACAAGGGCGTTTTTGGCAGCAATGAGATTCAGATTATGATTGATAATTTGAATATTGAAAATCCTATGGAGATTTTTTTTGCAAAGAAAGTAACTTTATAAGTTACTAGGAAGGAGCAAGAATGGCAAGCATTATTGATGAAGTAGAGAAAAGTTATCTTAATAGCCTTAAAGATAACTTATGCACAACTTGTGAGGGAGCTGTATTTATGAAGAAGTATTTTTCTTCAAGGTCTGCTATCTCTGAATTAGAGAATAAGATTTTATCAGAACTCAAAGATAGCAAACTAACAGTTACAGAAATGATTGGGTTTTTAGAATATATGAAACAATCTATTAAAAACCACTCATTTCTTCCCCAAGAGAAAGAACACTGATACAGCATTCTTTATCAGAGGTAATGTTACCCTCTGGTATTTCCTTGGCAGTCTTGAGTATAGATAATACTTTGTCAGAGTGAGGATATTCAAGACCACAGTTAGGGCAAACAATCTTGCTAGTAGATATATCTTCGTTAACAGTATATCTACTATAACAAGTGCAAGTTATTTGAAATTTTAGAAGCATATTTACACCGCCTTTCTTTATTTAGTAAAGGAATTATAACATAAAAAGGAGATAATAATAACAATGAATGAAATTCAAATTAATTTATTAAAAGATTACATACTTGAGGATTTAGAGAAAACAAGAAAAAGCGACATATCTGCAAAAGAAAAGGCAGAATTGGAAATTTCAGCTTTAAGAGCACTTGTAGAGTTAGAAAGCAGTCCAGTAGCCGCAAAAATTGATAAGGCTTATGAAAATTTTACGGCACAGAAAAACGAAATGGATATTAATAAAAACTTTTATGATAAGGTTGCTGAATATTGCGACGAAAGAAAAATACCAATATCAGCATTTGAGAAAATGTGCAGCATTGGTAATGGAACGTGTGGTCGCTGGAAAGATAGTATGTCTTCTCCAACATTAACTACTATACAGAAGATTGCAGAAGCAACAAAAATTCCGATTGAAAAATGGGTTAAGTAAAAAGATACAACAATGAAAGATTTTGTGATACACAGCACTTGTTGATTGCTAATTAAGAAACGATAAGAAACAGAATTTTTGATATTGATGCAATAGAAAAGTGATGGTAGCGGTAAATAGTTGCAAATCTCTTATAATGTGGTATTCATTGGTTCTTCAAAACAGGAGTGGTGTCCTGTTTGCATCGAGTGTGAATTACCTACCGATTGGCAGTTTTGTCTTTAGCATATTTATTTAATTCTATTGATATAGAAATAAGAGCGTACAGGGTGCAGAAGTCTACGCCACAGAAGTATGAGCCAACCGCTGATACGCACAATGCTATGACAGTATCCATACAATCTCCTTTCGGAAAGTGTCTACCATCACTTCTCTATTGTATCAATAAATATAAAGTTCTACAAGTTACAGCAGATAGGAATGAGCAAAATTGCTCAAATGCACCTTAAAAGGTCAAAATATATCACACATTATTTAGAAAGGAATGTTTATGGAGCTACAGATTTTTAGCAATTCAGAGTTTGGAGAAATCCGAACTATTACTAAAGATAATGAACCTATGTTTTGCTTGGCTGATGTATGTAAGGCATTGGAAATATCAAATGTAGGAAATGTTAAGCAGAGGTTATCTGAAAAGGGTATCCATACTGCGGACACCCTTACAAAGGGCGGAATGCAGAAAATGACATTTATTAGCGAGGCTAATCTTTACAAGACAATCTTTCAGAGCCGTAAAGAAAGTGCAGAGAGATTTACAGATTGGGTTACAGGAGAAGTTCTTCCGTCAATCAGAAAGACAGGAAGTTACAGTAAGCCTTTGACAACATCTGAACAGATTAGATTATTGGCACAGGGTAACACAGAACTTACAGAGAGAGTTGATAAGGTTGAAGATAAGATAACCAGTATCGAAGAAGAAACTCCGCTTTACGGCTGTGAGATTGAAGAAGTGCAGAAACATGTTAGAAAGAAAGGAATTGAAGTACTTGGCGGAAAGGACAGCAATGCGTACAAAGACGGTGGTATTCGCGGTTCAGTATATTCTGATATATACAAGCAGTTAAAACGCGAATTCGGGTGCGTGGCGACATACAAGAGTATCAAAAGAAAATACTTGGCTGATGTACATGAATTCATCGACACCTATTTGTTGCCAATAGCACTTGCCGAAGTGGTACATGATACAAACATGTAGGAGAAGATATGAAAGAAAAGATAATTAACATATCCGCAACACTGGCAGGAATCAGCCTTATAGCGTTGATTCTAAGACCAGTACAACCGCAAGCTAAGATTAATCAGCAGAGTGCAGTGTTAAGTGAATGCTACAACTCACATGTTGATTATAAGGTTGAAACTGGAGAGATAAGTGTTGATGAATATGAGTTGTCGCTTATGGCACATTTACTGATGGGCGAATGCGGAGCGACATGCAACGATGATGAAATGCTATATCTTGCAGGAGCTGTTGTTTTGAATCGGGTACAAAGTGAGTATTTCCCTAACAGCATTGAAGAAGTTATCTATCAGCCAGGGCAATATCAATGTACAGAGCTTATAAACAGTGGATTCTATAAAGAGCCAACAGAAAGGTGTTGGAGAATAGCAGAAGAATTATTAATAAGCGGATATGACATACCTAGCAATGTGTTGTATCAAGCTGAATTTAAACAAGGTAGCGGCGTTTATAAGAAAGTGCAGAACATGTACTTTTGCTACAAGTAAGGAGTGTTTATGGAAGCAAGGATAAGAGAAGAAATGTTCAACTTGGGTATTCTATCCAATAAAAGAGGTTACATCTACATAATCGAAGCTGTTAAACGGTTCAATTCTTCTATAACAATGGAAGAAATTTACAATAACATTGCTAGTACAGTAGGCAAGTCAAGATGTGCTGTTGAAGGGTCAATTAGAACAGCAATTAAATCAGCTAACCATGATTTATCAGCATGGAAGAATTATGACTGCCTCACAACAAGAGAATTTATTACAACGATGTATTGCAGATGTAAGGAGAGTGCCAATGAGTAACATAAAAAGAATTATTAAGCTGAACAGAAACAGACAGAGAGCTATAAGGGAAAAGGATTTCAGAAAGTTCTATACTTTCAGCTGCAAAATCCATCTGATTGAAAGAATGGATAAAGTACCAATAGGAAGTTACATATTAAAGTAAGGAGAGAAAGAAATGGAAAATGCAATTAATAACAACAATATCACATTAATAGGAGTAGTCGAGAAAGAAGCAGAATACTCACATGAGGTATTCGGCGAGGGATACTACATATTTATGCTCAAGTGTTTAAGAACAAGTGGCAATGAAGATGTGTTACCAGTGATGATATCAGATAGACTTACTGATATTAGAGAAATCAAAGTAGGACAGGCTGTCACGGTTTTAGGGCAGATAAGAAGCTTCAATAAGCATACTGACAATATGAAGAGTAAGCTGATTCTAACGGTTTTTGCAAGAGAATTTGAAGTGCTGACACAGGATTCAGAAGAATTACCATTTGAAGATAATACCAATATGGTTACACTTGACGCTTATATCTGTAAGCCGCCTATATACAGATGTACTCCAAAGGGCAGAGAGATTGCAGATATTTTAGTAGCAGTAAACAGACCATATGGCAAGTCAGATTACATACCATGTATAGCATGGGGAAGGAATGCAAGATTTGTAGGTGGACTTGAAACAGGGGAACATATCCAGATTCAGGGTAGATTCCAGAGCAGGGAATACGCTAAGAAGATAAGCGACAATGAAGTTGAAACAAGAACTGCTTATGAAGTATCGGTAAGCAAGATTGATTATGCAGAGGAGGGCGAAGCTGATGTGTAGTGATATTACAGTTTCAGAATTAGCTAGTATGGCAGCAGATAATGAAAAGCGTTGTCAAGTATGGCATCCAGTTCAGGGTGTTATATTTGACGGCACGTTTGATGAACTTGACAGACGGCATTATCTTGCGGATAAGACGGTTGATAACTTCTCAATAGAAGATGATGTGTTCATTATGAATATATAAATAAGGAAAGGATATGTTTATGGAAAGAGCAATTTTAAAAAAGGTAGTACTTGAAAACTTTATGTGTTATGCACACGCAGAATTTGACTTCTATGCCATTACAAAAATTGTGGCTAAGAATGGCAAGGGCAAGTCGACTATTGCAACGGCTTATCTGTGGTGCTTATTCAACTGCGATTATGAATTAAAGGATAATCCGGTTGTTAGACGAGAGGTTGATGGAAAATCCGTTGATGATATGGATACAAGTGTTGAACTTACACTTGATGTTGACGGAAAGGAAATAACTATGAAGAAAGTACAGAAACGTACCTACAGCAAGGACGGCAGTTCATACAAAGATGATAACAAGTATTTTATCAATGATGTGCCTAAGACATTAAAGGACTTCAACGCATATCTTGATGTTGATATGAATGTGTTTAAGATGTGCAGTAATGTAAATGCTTTTCTTAATCAGAAACCGGCAGAAATGAGAGAATACTTATTCGGGCTTGTAGGCGATGTTACAGACCTTGATATAGCTTCACAGAAAGCCGAATTAGCCGAGTTAGTTCCTTTACTTAATAAATATACAGTTGAGGAATTATCTGCTATGAATAAGGCTACAAAGACCAAGATTACAAAGGATTTACCTATTCTTGACGGACAGACTAAGGAAAAAGAAAGAGATATTCAGATTAAGCAGGGCATTAATACATCTGACCTTGAATTGCAGAAGAACAGCATTAAAGAACAGATTGCTGATTGCGTGGCAAAACAGACTGATAACGACAAGCTGTTAGCTGAATACGATAAGGCTAGTGCAGATATTCTTGATTTGAAATTCAAACAGGGAGATTTATCACGCAAGGCTAACGAGGAAAATATCAAGGTTAGGAGAGATATTGAGGATAAGATTGCCGACAAGAAGTTTCTTGTTAAACAGACAGAAAAGACTATTGCCGATACCGAAAGCCGTGTTGTCAGTTCAGAAAAGGTCATTGAGAATATTAAGGGTTGTTTACAGGTAGAGCGTGATAAGTGGAAAGAAGAAAATGAGCGTAAGTTTGATGATTCAAGTCTTATCTGTCCTTATTGCGGTAATGAATATAAGGAAGATAAGAAAGAACAGTTAAAGGCTGATTTTGCAAAGCATAAGGCTGATAACTTAAAGGCAATTACTGACAATGGCAATATGTACAAGGAAAGACTTGATAAGGAAAAAGCTACGCTTGAAAGTCTTAAAGCAGAGTTACCACAGCATAGAGAAAGTCTTGAAATGCTGAATACAGCCATTGCAGACCTTGAAAAACAGTTATCCGAACTTCCGCAGGAAATTGATGTGACATCTACAGAAGAGTACAAGGCACTTGAACAGCAGATAGCTGAAAAAGAACAGGCTATGCACAAGGCTAATGACATTTCAAGTGTCAAGGCTGAATTAAAGGCACAGGAAAATGATTTAAGGCAGCAGTTGTCAGAGTGTGAGCGAAAGATAGCTGAAAGTAACACAGAAAAAGACGAACAGCGACTTGAAGAATTAAGGGCAGAACAGCGTACACAGGAACAGAATAAGACTAATGCTGAAAAAATCCTTGATTTGCTTGATGAACTGGACAAGGCAAAGAACGAAACATTGTCTGACCGCATTAACAGCCACTTCTCATTAGTTAAGTGGAAGTTGTTTGAACTGAATAAGTCTGGCGGTTACAAGTCGGTTTGCATACCTACAGTTAACGGAAAATCAATTCTTACAACTATGAGCAACAAAGGCAACAGGATTTTAGGCAGAGTTGATATTTGCAATTCTATTCAGAAGATTAGCGGTATGTCAGTACCTATTATCTTAGACGATAGTGAGAGCCTTGACAGCACCAATCAGAAGAAAGTTGCTGAAATGGTTGATAGTCAGTTGATTATGCTGATTGTTGATGACAGTGAGAAGTTAGAGGTTGTGGAGGGATAATATGCAGGGCGAAGACACATATGTACTTACAGTAAGCGATGAAGAAGCAGAAGTTATCAAACAGTTTGTATCAGCAATGGAGAGAGTTACTATTGGCGTAGATAATGATGATATTTGGGATATTATGGAAACCATCGCAAATAAACGGACTTCTGGTAATGTAACAGGCATAATGATTATGTATGAAGAAAGCGAGGAATAATATGAATGATAGATATGTTGTAGAGCGTGAATTTGAACACGCAGGATATAAATGTGTTGTGGTATTTACACACATGGGACATAGATGCGGATATGTCGGGATTTCAAAGAATCATCCATTATACGGAAAGGATTGCAGCGATTACCTTGAAATCAAGAAAGCTGATGTCGGAGACAGAGAAGTAAGTGGGATTCTTCCTTTGCTTGGTGCTTGGCTGGATGAAGATGAAAGAATCCGCATTGAAGCATATTTTCAGTGTCACGGCGGCATTACATATGCAGGTGGTGGAGAACATTCAAGCTATCTAATCGAAAGTGATTTGTGGTGGTTCGGATTTGATTGCGGACACGCAGGAGATAAGTCGGATTTAGATTATGCGATACAGAAGTTTCCAAGCCATAGAAAAGAGTATGAACTACGAAAAATGGTTGAAAGTAAATATCCGATTGATGATGTTATCCGCACCGAAGAATATGTTGCGGAAGAGTGTAAGAAGTTAGCGGAGCAGTTAAAAGAGTTTGAAGAAAGCGAGGAATAATTATGGCAGAAACAACAGCAGCAGCAGAAAAGAAAGCATTTACAACATCATTGAGTGAATGGAGTAATGCTATGACAGGTCTTATTATTGACGATTATAAGGCTTGCGGAATGAATATGGATGATTATGCAAAAGAGTGTGCTATGGAAGCAATGACGAGCATATTTAATCTTGTTAAGAATGACCCTAAGATTAATATGGGCAAGCTTGATACAAGCAATTTAAGGGGGATTGTAAAGCGTTGCGCAAGTCTTAAGCTCAACGCTAGTGCATATCCAAGGGAGTGTTATTTTCAGTTAAGAAATGTTAATGTCGGAAAAGATGAAAATGGAAAAGATATATGGCAGCAACAAGTCGAAATGGGCATTGAGGGAAGCGGTTACGACTCTTTGCTTGCCAACTATGGAAAAGATGTTAAACAGGTATATCCATATTGGGTAATTAAAGAGGGCGACAAGTACATACCGCCTAAGCATAAAGGACTTACAGTTACGGAGCCAGAGTGGGAAGAAAACGGATTATCTGACAAGGCGGTAAGGGTTGTATATCCTGTTAAGTTGTTAGATGGAACAGTAACATATCTTTCTGCTGATAGAGACAGCGTTAAGGTAAACCTCTTATCTCACGTAAAGCAGAATATGTTGAATGCTACATTTGGAATTATTACAGGCACTAAAAAACAGTATGGGAAAGAAGTTGCAAGAACTAGATATGATGCAACGCCGGAAGAAAAGGCAAAAATTAAAGAGAAAAAGGAAGAAGTTCTCAATTCCTTAAGAGCGTGCAAGACGGTAGATGAAATGCTTGAATGTGAGCTTGCTAGACCGTTCATCAGCGGTGCTTGGCTTGACACGCCAGAGAGCATGATTCAAAGAAAAATGTGCAACAACGCTACAAGAAAATACCCTAAGAACTATGACCCTATGGCTAGACAGGCGCAGATTGAAATGGACGAGGTATATCAGGTTGCACAGGCTGAAATTGCCGAGAACGCTAATGCTGTTGAGTTTATAGAAGATAAGGCAGATGCAGTTGACACCACGGCAACAGAAGCAACAGAAGAACAAACAGACAGCACGTTGCCACCATTCATGCAGGCAGAATAGAAAGGAGAATGTAACATGATTAAAAGCGAAAAAGGGAAAGTAATTTTAAAGGGAGACGCAAAAGGAGTGTTGGCTGAATTTGGCTGCATTTATTCGACACTTGTTGAAAGACTAGGAAAGGATACTGTTAATAGGACTATTGCTCTTGCAGATATATTAGAAATAGTCAAAGGAGACAATAAGCATGAGAATAATTAGTCAAAATGGCAATGTTGATTTGCCTTATGAGAAATTTGTGTTTGGAATAACAAAAGATAACAAAATTGCTTGTTGCAGAGAATGTGTAGCACCGCCATATGAAATCTATAATGGAATTATTGCAGAGTATTCAAACAAAGAAAAGGCTCTAAAGGCTATGAAAATGTTGAGAGAGCAATATTCGAGAATTGAAATTATAAAAGCTCTTACAAGTGGCACATGCGAGCATATGGAAGAATCATTAAAGCCGAAAGAGTTCAAAGACATCCTTAAAAAACACATCAATATGGAAGTTTTTCAATTTCCACAGGATGATGAAATTGAGGTGGAAGTATGAAATTAACTTGCTTAGGCTCATCATCAGCAGGCAACTGCTATCTGTTACAGGCAGACAACGGAGAAACGCTTATCCTTGATTGTGGAATACCGATTAAGGAGATTAAAAAAGGTTTAGATTGGAACATTAAAGATGTTGTGGGTGTCTTATGCACCCATAAACATCTTGACCACAGCAAGTCAGTAAAAGATTTTGAAACTATGGGTATTCCTATATGTGAGCCATACAAAGCCTTACTTATGAATCAGTTTCTAGCAAATTCTTATTTTACTGTAAGAGCATTTGACTTAACAACGATAGACGGAAACTGGACGCATACTAATGCAAATGGCGAACCTTGCCCGATATTCGGATTCCTGATTACACACCCAGAAATGGGGAAGATGCTTTATATAACCGATTGTGAAGTTATCAAGTGGAAATTTAAGGATATAAACCACATTCTTCTCGGCGTGAATTATGACAAGGATTTAGTTGATACCGACAATCCAAAAGCTAATCACGTTTTCAGAGGTCACTTATCCATTGATACCGCTTGTGATTTTGCTAAGGCTAACGATTCAGACAGCTTGAAGAACGTCATAATGTGCCATTTATCAAGTGAAAATGCTGATAAGGATAGTTTTATTGAGAAGATGAAAAAAGTTGCTTGTGGGGCGAATGTAGATGTTGCAGAGCCGGGCAAGGAATGGGTTTTAAGGAAAGGAGATGAATGTCCGTTTTGAGAATAGAAAAGCTAATTGAATTTCTAAAGGCGCATTTTGAAAGTGGAATACAAATGTTTGATACGCCGTCAATTATGCCAGATTTCCGAATGCCTATTTATGATAAAGATGACATACTTGTGTTGTTTGCGCCTGAATACGAATATATCGAGATATATGGCATTTCTGATGAAGAATTTGAGCGAGTTATGAAAGAAGCAAACGGATATTAAAAATGTGTGTCCGTTTAGAAAGGAGCAGCAATGGAGAGATTAGTTGATAATATGTATTCATTCAAGGGCAAGGTTGAAGAGTGTGAAAATGCCTATCTGCTAGCCGTTCAGAAGAAACTTAAAGATTACGAGGACTTAGAAGAACAGGGCAGACTTTTGAAACTGCCTTGCAAGATGGGAGATACAGTTTATGTAGATAACACAATACTCCCAATAGAGGATATGGAGTGTTACGAGGACATTGATAATAAGATTCCATTATATTTTCCGGCACGAGTTGTTTCATTCCGCTTTGCAAAAAGAAACTGGATGAAGATTGCTGTTAAGGCAAAATGGTTACATGAATGGATTGACGATGAGACCGGACCAGAAAGCGACTACATAGAGTGTGAGAAAAATTTTACAATCTTATTGTCAACGATTGGCAAAACAGTATTCCTCGCAAAATCAGAAGCAGAAGCAAAACTGAAAGAATTGAGAGGCGGAGAAAATGAGTAAAGAAGATATAAGAGAACTAGCAGAAGACAATGCTATATATGAATTTAATAAATTTAAAAAGATATATGGCAATTATACAGATGAATATGTCAGACATTTTTACAACAAATTGGCTGAATTAAGAAGTAGGATTGATAATGTTCGCACTTGCAACTGCCAGCGCGACAGCAATTCAAGAGATAATGAGCCTTGTTGCAGATGTGATAGTAGAAACACCAATGCCGACAGAATAAGAAATATGTCGGATAAAGAGTTGGCAAGTGTACTATTTAGTGGTTGCATTGATTCTATGGATTTAGAAGAGTGCCCTTATGCTAGTGAAGGTGAACTCGATAACAATAAAATTAGAAAAATATGTAAAAAATGCACACTTGATTGGCTTCGGTCAGAAGCGGAATAGGAGAGAATATGGACAGATATTTGTACAAGGCAAAAAGGCTTGATAATGGAGAATGGGTACAAGGATATTATGTAAAAGGTTTAAATATGTATGACAAAGAAGCTTATCTAATATTTGAACCCACCACAATATTTTATTCTAGTGGAGAGACAGACGGATGGAGTGAAGTAGACCCATCCACAATCTGTCAATGCACAGGTTTGAAAGACAAGAACGGCAAGCTGATTTGGGAGAATGATATTCTCCATAATGGAAATTATTTTGTTGTTAAATGGAATGAATCTTGTTCAAGATTTGATATTGTATTAAATAAGTTTCACAATATTCCAATAGGAAAATGGGAGCCAATGATTTGTGATTGGAAAACCAATGATTTTAAAGAATATAGAAAAGCTGTTGACTATGAGGTTATCGGCAATGTGTTTGACAATCCAGAGTTGTTAGAAAGTGAGAAAAAGTAATGAACTATATTTTATTAATTTTATTATTTGTACTCATTGAGTTAGGTATCTCTTTGGTAGAAAGCTTTGTTATATCATGGATAGCTTGTATATTAGGTATTAACATAGCATTTAAGATAATTTTATTTGTGGTATTTATTGCAAATTTGTTTTTGGCTGTAAAAGGAAAGTAAGGAGGAAAAGAAATGAATCGTGTAATTTTATGTGGAAGATTGACAAGAGATCCAGAGGTTAGATATTCGCAGACAGCAAATGGGAGCATGGCGGTAGCAAGATATACATTAGCTGTTGACAGAACTTTTAAGAAAGAGGGCGAACAGGCAGCAGACTTTATTAATTGCATTACGTTTGGCAAGAATGGAGAGTTTGCGGAGAAGTATCTTCATCAGGGCACTAAGATTATCGTTGAGGGCAGATGGCAGACAGGCAACTATACCAACAAGGACGAGCAGAAAGTTTACACAAATGATTGTGTTGTTGAAAGGCACGAGTTCTGCGAAAGCCGTACTAATCAGCAGAGTGGCAATAATGGAATTATGGGCGGTAACAGCAGTAATGACAGCTTTATGGCTATTCCAGATGGTGTAGCTGACGAGGGACTACCATTTAATTAGAATAAGGAATACAGCAATGAGTGATAATTATGTTTATTTAAGAAAGGAATAACGAATCCTCGGTAAACCGAGGTTGCTAAATAAAGATGTTAAAGATTTAGTTGTAAAGTGTGAAATAGTAGCGTTAATGATTCGACAAGGTGGAATTTGAAGTAGCGCAGTTATACGGTAATCGGTAATTGAGTTTCAGACCATTGGCATGGGAAGTCGATTCACACTATCCTCGCACAGGATTTGTAGCGTGGTGTTATGAAAAAAGATTATAAGGTGTGTTGGTTATCTGCAGGAGTTTCAAGCTTTATTGCAGGATATTTGAACGATACAGCCATATTCACAAATGGAGAAGGAAAGGAATACAGGAGGACTCCGATTGATGAATGGATATATATTGATATAAAGGACCAGCACCCCGATAGTATGCGATTTATAAGGGATTGTGAAAAAATAATAGGTAAGAAAGTAACGATTCTTAAATCTGACAGGTTTAATTGCGTCGAAGATGTGGTTAGGAAGTACAGATATGTAAATGGTACACATGGGGCGGCTTGTACAGGAATGTTGAAGAAAGCTGTCAGAAAGAAGTGGGAAAATGAACATCTTGACTATGATTTGATATATGTTTGGGGTATGGATAATTCAGAACAAAGACGAGCAGATGGACTTGTAAAGAACTTTCCAGAATTTAAGCATGAATTTCCCTTAATTGACTCACAATTATCTAAACAAGATTGCCATGCAATAGCTAATAGATTGGGCTTAAAAAGACCTGCAATGTATGACTTGGGATATTCTAATAATAATTGTATCGGTTGTGTTAAAGGTGGCATGGGTTACTGGAATAAAATTCGTAAAGACTTTCCCAAAGTATTTGAAAGCAGGGCAAAACTAGAAAGGGAAATAGGTCATAGCTGCTTAAACGGCGTGTTCTTAGATGAATTAGATCCAAACAGAGGGAAAATGGAAGATGAAATATCTACAGATTGTGGGATTATGTGCTATTTAAATTTAAAGGAGTGATTAAAGACGGATTACAAAAAGTTAAGGCAGGCAAAAGCTATAGAATCAGAAAATCGAAAGCGACTTCTAAAGATAAATCCAAAGCTGAATGACAGGAGTGGGATATACTTCCTGCTCCGAGAGGATGAAAACGGATTTAAGTTTGCTTATGTCGGACAGGCTAAGTCGGTGTTGCAGAGATTAGCAAGCCACCTTGTAGGCTATGAACAGCACATAGATTTGAGCCTACGCAAACATAAGCTATATTCAGAGGATAATCCGTACGGCTGGCGAGTTGAATTTCTAAATTTTCCCGAAAGCCAGCTTGACGAAAAAGAGAAGTATTACATCAAGCTATATGCTGATAAAGGCTATCAGCTTAGGAATGTTAGCATTGGCGGACAGGGCGGAAATCGTGATAGTGGTTCAATAGGCGAAAGAAAAGCACCTAAAGGCTATTTACAGGGCATACAGCAGGGCAGAAAGAACCTTGCTAGGGAATTATCCAATATTGCAGAAAAACACCTTAAAATCGAATTGAGAGAAGATAAGGCTAACAATAAGGTGTCGCAGAAGCAGTATGAGAAGTTTATGGATTTATTGAAAGTGGGTGAGAGTGAATGACGAGTGTAGAAGAATATTTATCTAAAGCAAATGATGAGTATAAAAAGGGCGAAGAATATAAAGAACTTGCCAATAAACACTTTAATAATTACGCAGAACTCATGGCAATATACAGAATAGAAAGTGTGAACAGAGTTCTTGACTTTATAAGAAATGAATATAGAGCAGGAAGAATTTGCGACCTTGAAACATTATTATGTCATTGTCAAAACAAGCTGAACGGAAATATTGACGGAACAGAATTAGACATTGACGAGTATTTAAGAGGGGTTCCTTTTAAGAAAGTGGGTGAAAGCAATGCTGATACCGATAGCTAAAGCTAAAGAGTTTGAGAAGTTCGGCTTCAAGAAATGCAAGGGCGTATATGGCAAGCATGATTGTTATTATCTTTGCATTGCTAAGGGCATAAAAATGCTTTATGTAAGTGATGCATATTTAGCGTTAATGATTGGAGGGATAATGACCCAAGAATACATAAACACACTAATTGCAGATACAGAGACAACAGAACTTACCTTGATATTATCTACGAGTTAATCAAGGTGGATATGCTTAGAAGCGATTGTGTGAAAGTGGGTGGTAATAATGAATGAGAAAGACCACAAAGCTGATTTTAGCTTTATAACAAGAATGTTAGAAGAAAATAGAAAAGCTGGGTATGAACACGGATATTCAGTTGGTTACAATGAGGCTGTTGATGACACTATAAAAGCTATCAAGGAAGAATATGCTTTCACAATCTTAGAAGAAAAGATTGACGAAATAGCACAACAGTTGAAAGGAGCAAAACAGAATGAAGATTTTAAGTAAGAAGAAATACAACAAGCTCATTGATGATTTTGAGGAATTGCAGGAAAAGGTAGAAGAACTCAAAAGAATAAATGAAAGCCTTGGGAAAAAGCTAGAAGATAAAAAGACAAGTTGCAGGATGAATAGTGGAAAGGATTTCTGCTTTAATTGTGCAAACTCTTACAGATACAAGACATATTGGGGAACAACAGAAATCGAGCGGTGCGGTTGCTTACTTGATGTTTCTTGCGAGAGCTTTGAAAGAAAAGAAAGGGAGTGATTCAGAGTGAGTAAAGCATACAGATGTGATGTTTGTGGCAAATTTTGTAGTGATTGTTATGAAATAAATGGTTTTGATATTTACCCTGATGATTACGCAAAAAGAGGCTATTCAAATGTTGATAAAAAGACAGTGATAAATGAAATATGCGACGATTGCTATAACGATATTAAGAACTACATTCACGATAAGGTATTTGAAATAGCCAAAAAGCGTGTAAAAAAATTCTATTAACTAAAAATCTAAGAAAGGAATAGGTTGTGCGCACATAAAACCGAGGTTTCCTTTTGGTAGATTTAGAATGATAGTACATTGTTTATTTGAACAGTCAGGAACATTCAAGAATGCTTTCAAGAAGTATGGAATTGAAGCCTACGACTATGATATTCAGAATGAATTTGGCGAAACAGATTATGTTACTGACCTTTTTAAAGAGATAGAGGGGGGGGTATCAAGGTGAGCCGAGTCTATTTGACAAGATAAGCCCTGATGATTTGATATTTGCATTTTTCCCTTGCATAAGATTTGAGAATCAAATAATGCTGTGGTTTAGAGGGCAGTCAGCAAGTCAGAAAAAATGGTCTTTAGAAGAAAAATGTGAATTTGATATGAATTTGCTTAAAGAAGTTTTACTTATGTATGATTTGGTAAACAAAATGTTTATTATTTGCATGAGAAAAAGATTGAAGCTAGTAATGGAAAATCCTTATTCAGAGGAACATTTTTTAAGGAGATATTGGTGTTATTCCCCGGCAATAATTGACAGAGATAGAAGAGATAGCGGAGATTACTTTAAAAAGCCTACACAGTATTGGTTTTTAAATTGTGAGCCACAGAACAATCTTATTTTTGAGCCAATTAGTTATAACGCTATCGAATGCAAGGACGCTATAAGAACAATGGCAAAAGAGCATTATGCAAAAACAGGGGCAGATAATAAGAAAACAGCAAGGTCAATGATACACCCGCAGTACGCAGATAGATTTATTAGGCAATATATTCTTGATGAAGAAATATGGAGAGGTAAATAATGAAAGACGAAACAAAACAGGAAATATCCATAGTCCTTGATTTGCTAAAAGGTAGTCTTACAAGGAATGGTGTAAGTATGGCAACAGACAGAGAGGGCAACTTGATGTTCTTTGATACAGCTGTCTATGCCAGAAGCAAAGGCAAGGAGTTTGACGGATTTAGGGTTAATATCAACAATTTAGTAAAGTAGCAATGTGACAGAACTTGAAGAGGTAATTATGGCAGGCAATTTTATTAAAATTGACAGAAAGATTTTAAAGTGGGAATGGTGGAGTGATATTAATACGTTCAGACTTTTTATGTATATGTTGATAAACGCCTATTGGAAAGACGGAAATTATAAAGGCAAGATAATTGAAAGAGGGTCTTTCCCCTCTTCAATATCTGAATTATCAAAAGAAACTAATTTGTCTGTAATGGAAATTCGTACCTCGCTAAAACACTTACAATTAACAGGAGAAATAACAAGCAAAGCAACAAACAAATTCACGATATTTACTGTGGTTAACTACAATTTGTATCAAACGGATAACAAGCAAGATAACAAACAAATAACAAGCAACTTAACAAACAATCAACAAACAGATAACATTCTATTAACAAACTCTATATTAAAAGAAAGTAAGAATGAAAGAACGGAAGAAATTAAAAAAGACAAGAATATAGAAAAAGATATTGATAAATCAATATCCAAAAAGAAAAGTTATTATCCCGATGATGAATTGCTTGATGAAGCATTTAACGAGTATGTGACAATGCGTAAGAGGATTAAGAAGCCTATATGCACCGACAAGGCATTGCATAGGGCTATGAATGCTCTTGAAAAGTTGTCTGGTGGAGATAATGACTTAGCTGTTAAAATTCTTAATCAGTCAGTAGACCATTGCTGGCAAGGATTGTTTGAACTGAAAGAAGATAATTCTAATAAGCAGGGCAATCAAAATTTCAGTAAGGGTGCTATTGACTGGGATAATGTGTAAAGGGAGGTGACGAAAAACGGGTAGAGTAGATGATACACTCAACAAAATAAATTTTAGAAGTGATTATCCGTACAACGGAAAGGTTGAATCGCTCTTAAAAACAATCGCAATTAATAGTGCTATTATATGCGACAAATTAGATACTATTTCTAATCAATTGAAAGGAGGTAGCAATGACAAGAGAAGAAACAGTTAAAATCATCCGCATTATGTCTGATTGCTACCCAAACTACAAGCCTAACAACCTATCAGAGACAGTAGATGTGTGGCAGATGATGTTAGATGAATACAGCTACAATCAAGTGTCGATAGCTTTAAAAGCGTATGTTACATCTGATACAAGCGGATTCGCACCGAGTGTAGGAGAAATAGTTGCTAAGATACAACTTGTATCGCAACCGCAGGAACTTGACGGAATGGCGGCGTGGGGATTGGTTAGCAAGGCTTTAAGGAATGGCACTTATGGGGCAGTTGAAGAATTTAACAAACTACCGCCACTTGTAAAACAGGCTGTAGGTATGCCAGATAACCTCAAAAACTGGGCTACATCAGATTATCAGACGATTGAAACAGTAATACAATCAAATTTTCTAAGAACTTACGAAACAGTTGTTAAGCGTGCGAATGAAATAAATCGTATGCCGGACAATATCAAATCACTTATCGAAAAGACGAATGCAGATTCGTACAAGGCTCAAATCGAGCAAAAATTCCAAAGAGATATAAATAACACTACCAACTAAAGAAAATGCCCTTACTGGTCAGAACATAAACGCAGAGAACTATATTGAAGCACCTCAAGATATACAAGAAAGAATAAACGCCATGAGGTAATAATTATGAAACCTAAAAATTGTATTTATCCAGATTGTTTTAATTGTATGTTGGAAGATTGCATATACAACGGACTTGAGCAGATAGATACAGCTCAACAAAACAAATTTGATAAAGATATTGCTTTTGAAAATAAACTGGAACACTTAGAGCCTAAACAGAGAGCAAAAGCTATATACGACAGAAAGTACGAACAGACAGAAAAAAGCAAAGAAAGACGTAGGCGATACAACCGGTCAGAAGCGCATAGGGTTAGTCAGAAGAAATATTTTCAGACAGAAAAAGGCAAAGCTGCGCAGAAAAGATATAAACAATCTTATAAGGGTAAGGTTGCGCAAAATAAAATAAACGCTAAGAGAGTTGAAACAGGTAAAAACGCTATCTACTGTAGGAGATATCGCGAGAAAAAGAAAAGAGAGGCTATGCTAAATGAGTAAGTCGGAACAACGAAGATTTCAAGAACAAATGATGAGAGTTCAATTAAGCAGACAAAAGAACAAAGAAAGCAAAGAAATGTTTGGTAACGCCTTGATAATTCTGTTATGGGTTTTGCATGACAAGTTTGGGTTCGGTAATAAGCGATTGGAGCGGCTTATTGACGAAATCAATAAATTTAACGAAGATTTCAATGCAGGACTTATAGACCCGAAAGAGCTTATTGAACAGTTGGAAGAAGAAACGAAAATTAAAATTAAATATTAAGGAGTGTGGCTTTATGAAATTTTCAGATTTTACAAAGCCAGAACTTGAAAAGATTATTGAAAATGCCAATTTTACCGAGGAAGAAGTGAGAATATTTATGCTTCTTTCTCGGAATTTTGCACAAAAGGAGATAGCGCACAGATTGTCAATATCTACAAGAACGTTAGAAAGACGGGTGAGGAATATTAAGAATAAGATTGAGAGGGTGGTAAATGAGTGGAACTAACAGACAAGGAATTGTTGAATTATGTACTAGAGAATGATATTATCTCTCGTGATGATATCCAAAAAAGAATCGAAATGAACGAAAGGAAAAAATATTTAAAAGAACATGCCTACGAGATATGGCAAGGAAAAGATAGTAAGTGGTATACATATCTGCCAAGTGAAACTGCTTCAAATGGGAGAAAGCTATTGAAGCGGTCAACATTAGATTCACTTAATGACGGAATAGTGGAACATTACAAGAAATTAGAGAATGAACCGCTGATCAGGAATGTTTTTCAAGAATGGATTAACTGCAAACTTGATTATCACGAAATCAAGAAGCAGTCATACGATAAGTATACCAACAATTTTACTAGGTTTTTTGATTGTGAAGCATATCCATTGGCAGACAAGAAAATTAAGTACATTACAACTGATGAATTGGAAAAATTCATCAAGACAATCATTGCTGAATGTAGTCTCTCGCAGAAAGCATATTCTGATATGCGCATTCTTGTCAACGGCATTTTTAAGTATGCCAAAAAGAAAGGCTATACAAATATCAGTATCACACAGTTTATGGGAGACTTAGATTTATCGCGTCGGTCATTTACCAAGAAAGTGAAAGATATGGGGGATGAGATTTATTTTGAAGATGAAATCCCTGTGATTACTGAATACTTGTGGCAAAGATACGATATCAGAAGTCTGGGACTTCTACTTATGTTTGAGACAGGACTAAGAGCCGGAGAGCTGGCTTCGCTTAAATTTTCAGATGTTCGCAGTACAAAACTAAAAGACGGAACTGTAAAGAATTTTATTTCTGTGTCAAGAACGGAAATAAAAATCAAAAATGAAAATGGAAAGTGGGTTGAACCTGTTAGCGATTATCCAAAATCCGACGCAGGCATAAGAGATGTAATAATTACAGACAAAGCACTTAGAACTGTTAAAGCCATTCGCAGACTAAATCCATTTGGAGAATACATGTTTATGGAAAAGGGCGAACGGATTAAGAGCAAGGCATTTAATCGCAAACTAGAGAGGGTTTGTAAAGCCTTAAATATTAATTATCGTTCAGCGCACAAGATAAGGCGTGCTTATGGCACAACACTTTATGATAATGCAGCAAATGATTCTGTAATATGTGAAATGCTAGGGCATAGCAATATCGAGACAACAAGAAAGTATTACATATACAGCAATAAGACAAGTAAATCCAAAATTGAGCAAGTCAGTAAGGCTATCAATTTCTGATTTTGGTTACAAAGTAATCAAAGTAATCAAAGGCTAAAGGCGTAAAGCTAGAAAACAAGCGGAATACAGGATTGGTCAATCGAGTTCGATTCTCTCATCCCCTGCT